GCATTAACCCTATATACAGTGCCATGTAAACACCAGATATTTTTGCCACCATAATGATACGTCTAGGGTTTACAAAAAACCAGTATGGTGTTTCATCGTTCCATAATGAAATACCGGGTGGGTTACCAGTAATAGCACCCGGATTAAATTCAAAGCCAGAATTAAGGTAACCAGTATAACCCTGTAATGCCCACCCATAAATATCAGTGCCTACATTAGCATATTTTCTAATGGCAACATAAATATTTTTATCACCAGAATAGTCTAAGCCTTTAAGATAAATAGTACCATTAGCTGCAAGCTGGTCACTAACTACTATCCAATCACCAGTAGATACTGCAAACGTAATTAACTTATCAAGCAAGTCACTGTAATCTGTAGCATGTGGTGTAGCACCACCATCTGAAATTTCACTAGCCATATTATTCTATTATCCTTATGGGTAAGTTTTTATTTTCTAATCTTGATACTATTCTTTCTGCTGCATCATAGGCATCAGATTTACTAAAGAACGGTTCACCAGATGTAGCTATAATCTTGTTATTAGCAGCTAGCCAGTGCCAGAACCATACTTGCCCGGTCAAAGGTGCAGTTATGGTATCTTGTTTTAATACTTCTATTCTTTCTATATTATCCATTTGCTTGTTTTAACCTGCCATTAATAGCTGTAGCATTATCTTCAATCATATTTAAGAAGGTCTTAGTGCCACTACCAGACTGTATATAGTTATCTAATAAGTCATTAGGCAGCACGGTTACCATGTTAATATTCTGACCTGCTGCACCAGCCTGCATAGTAGCTGCTGGTGATACATTACCACCTGCATCTGTATTTCTTGATGGTCTTAAACCGTTATTCATAGCTTCTAAAAAGGCTAGATTTTCTTTTGCATAAGGTGCTTTTACTACAAATTCTTGCCCGTGATAATAGCCCTGTTTTTCATCTGTTCTACCATCACCCGTGTAGCCACCTGTAGCTTTACCACCTGTAGCTTTATCACCACCAAATAAGCCAGACAAAAAGCCACCTGCACCACCACTGCCACCACCACCAAATATTTTAAGGGCTAGCTGTGTTATTAAGGCTTTAATAGCAATATCAGCAAGAATCTTAATAATAGACCTGCCAAAATCTGCAAATGCTTCTTTAGCATCTTTAGTGCCATCAGCTATAGCACTGAAAAAGTCAGTAAAAGCATTAGTAAAACTTTCATTAATAGATACAGCAAGGTCATCACCATCAGCACGTAAGCTGGCAATATCAGCACGGGCTTTATCTACATAACCTTGCAAGTCAGCATTATTAGTAGCTACTGCAATAGCTTCTAAAACAGCTAGAAGGTCAAAAGCCTTACCATAGTAAGTAGCTATAGCTTCTTCACGCATCTGATATGCCTGCTGTTCTGTTATAGCATTATTAGTTAGCTGTGTATTAATACTTTGCTGCTGTAATTGTAATTCATTTTGTGCAGCAGATACTTTTTCCTTAAGGTCATCTACTTCACGGGTAGTTTGTGATACTGACCAGTCATTTAAGCCTAGTGCTATATCTGTAATATCTTGCTGTAATTTAGGGTCACCAATAGTATCAGCCAGTGTGGTCATGTCAGCTACTAACACTTTAATTTTAGTAGCCTGTTCTTCTTCAAACTGTTTCAAAGCTGCATTAGCTTGTGTTCTGGCAATAACACCGTTTAATACTTGCTGATTTAAAGATTTTTCTTGCTGGTCACGTTCTGTTAATAAGCGGTTAATGTTTTCTTGTGCTGCTTCAAAATCTGCCTGTGCAGCTAAAACAGCCTTTAGCTTATTAATATTTTCTATGCCAGCAGTATCACCTTTAGCAGTAGCTTTTTCTAGGTCTTTTTCAAAGCGGTCATCAAGTTCACGTCTGGTAGCTGCTGCACCCTTACCTTCTATCTGTAATAATTCAGTTTGCACATCACGTAACATTTGCAAATATTCTTTTTCTGCATCATTACGCTGCTGTGTAGCTTCATTTACTATGTCATACTGCTTTAATAGCAGCTTATTATTTTCAGCACCTATCTTATCAATATCAGCTTGAATCTTTAGCCTTTCAGAACCTTTAGTAGCCTGTTCTAATCTTTTACGTTCTACAGCAGCCAGTGAATTATTCAATAAAATCTGTATAGAATTTTCACGTAAGTGCAGCACGGTTAGCTGGTCATAATATTCTTTATAACCTATAACATTATTTTTAAACTGTCTGGTTAATTCTGCCTGTTCACGTTTATTAGCATCTAGCAGTAAGTCATACTTAATAGTGTAAAAGGTCTTTTCAGTTTCTAATAAGGCATCTTGATAGGCTTTTATCTCAGGGTCAGTTTTTTCTTTCTTAAACTTACCAGAACCACCACCACTAAAACTACCTGTGGGCTTGATTTTATCCTTTAAAAAGGTATTAGGTGTGCTGCCATCACCACCATTAATTAATTTAAATAGACTGGTAAAGGTAGGTGAAGCTATAATATTTGCACTATTAGTTAATTCTTGGTTAAGGTCAGCTATAGCAAATTTAGCATCAGCTACAGCCTTTTCAATAGTCTTTACAGCACCAGCTATATCACCAGATAAATACTGATACAGGGCTTTGCCAGCTTGAATTACACCACTTGATAAGCTGATAGCAGACACCACAAGGGCATAAATAGCATTAATGATGCCATAAATTAGATTAGTTAAAAATGCAATAGTGCCACCAAAAGCATACATAACACCAAGTGCTATTTTAAAGGTGGTAACTATAACACTGGCTAAGTCTGCTATGCCTTGCTTATTTTCTACTACAAATTGTAAAGTGGATTTTGTTAATTCTATCAAGGTAGGTAAAAGACCTGCACCTATCTGATTTTTCAGCCCGGTTACTACTGCTGACAGTTCACCTAATGTGTCACCAAATTCATCAGCAGCATTAGCAGATTCTGTGCTAATGACTACACCTAATGCTTCTGCACGTTTTCTAAATTCTTCAAAACTGCCACCAGCTTGATTTATAACAGGTATAAGGTCAGCACCAGACTTGCCTGCTGCCTTCATAGCAGCATTTACCTGTTCTGCACCGGGTGGTATTTTGCTAATAGCTTTAAATAACTGTTCAAGGGCATTAACACTATTTTTATTAGCAGCATTAGCATCTATACCTAACTGTTTAAAGGTATGGGCTGCTTCTTTATTACCACCAGCAGCTTCATTTACATTTCTAAGATATTTCTGAAAACTACCAGCTACTTTTTCAAGACTACTACCACTACCATCTGCTGCCAGCTTTAACACACTTAGTTCTTCTGCTGTTAAACCAGTTTCTTCTGCCATGTCATGCAAAATACTACCTGCATCAGAAAAACTTTTACCTATAGCAAAGCCTGCTAAGATTACGCCACCAGCCACTGCTAACACAGCTAAAATAGCTGCTGCTGCAATTCCTAAAGCACTAGCAAGACCTATAGTAGCTACTGTAGCAGCTTCTTCTACTACTACTACTTCTGCTGTTACTACAGTTAATGCCTGTTCTGCTACTGCCAGTTCTGTAGTAGCTATAGTAGCTGCCTGATTCGCTATAGTCAGTTCTGCTGCTGCTATAGCTGCTGTACTTTCTAAAGCGGTTAATTCTGCTGCTGTAGCAGTACCACTAGCTTGTGCTGCTGCTAAATTTGCATTAGCAAGGGCTGCTGCTTCACTGGCAGTGGTTTGTGTAACAGTGGCAGCAGCAGCAGTAGCCTGTGCAGCAGCATGTGCATCAGTGGCAGCAGTTACTGCTAGTTCCGATGCTACTAATGCTTCTATGGTAGGTAATAAAGATGCAGTAGATGCACCAAATAATTCAGCTACAGCAGCAGCCCGGTCAGTAGCTTCTGTCATACCTGATAAAGTAGTTATAAACTGTTTTAAAGCTACTTCTGGTTCTACTAATGCCTGCTGTGCTGTTATTCCAAACTTTTCAAATAAAGTAGTAGATAAAGCACCTTGCTGGTTTTTTGCAGCAGTGCCTAATAAACTAGAAAATCTGGTTAAGACCTTTTCAGAACCATTAACAGACTTTGTAAGTGCTTCTGCACCTTTAGCACCTGCATCAAAGAATGGTGTAAAATCTAAGCCACTTCTAAAGGCAGTAGCTAAACTTTGCAAGGCTGGCAGAATATCACCGTTTAAGGCTTGTGTAATAGCATTACCAAAACTGGCAGCAGTTTGTGATAGTTCTGCAAAGCCCTTTTTAGCATCACCCGTGCCAGCAGTAACTTTGCTTAGGGCTGCTGGCACTTTACCAGTAGCCACACCTGCACCAGTCATAACACGCTGTGTGTCACTACCTAGCCCACGTAATTCATTACCAGCTTTATTTAATTCTTTTACGGTCTGTTCTATGTTCTTTTGAACAGTAGAAAACTGTGCTGACAGTTCTTTAATACCACTGCCAGCACCGGGTAGCTTTTCAATTTCACGCACTAGCACCCGGACATTATCAAGCCCTTGCACTATTGCTTTTATACTAATATCTACATTATCAGTCATGCTACTTTACCTTAAAAGCAGGGTCATCAGGATTAAATTCATCAGCAGCCCATGCTTTTATATCTTTGCTTTCTTCTGTTTCTTCTTCTGGTGTGGCTAAAAACTGGCTTGCCATCATACTTTCAAATTCATCTATGTTAAAATCATTACTGATGCCTAACAGCACATTAGCCATCTGCTTTCTTTGTTTAGCAGTACCACCATAAGCTACTGCCATGCAATTCATCAGCATTACTAATTTTTCATTTTCATCAGCTTCATGGGCTATTACGCATGCTTCTATTTCATGCCACCCCATATTTTCTGCTTCTTTTTTAGTGTAACCTATCTTGACTAGATTATTTCTGATGGTAGCCCATGCGTTTATTTCTTGACCATTGACCTTACGTTTTGTGCTGTGGCTACCACCTGCTGTGTGCCAGTCAGCACTTTTTGCAGCAGCCTTTGGGCGAAAAAATTTATATTTACTTCTATCACAGCTACTGTAATATCTATTACTGCATCATACAGGTCATCTGCATCAAACCATTCTACAGGCTTATTAATAGCAAAGGCTAAAAATTCTATAATCTTGTCACTACCTTCACCTTGCAGGGCTGCTATAATCTTCTGCTGCATACCAGTAGCATCATCTTCTACCTGTGGTATAGCAAGTAAGGCAGCAGTGTCAATACTTTCAGCACCATCTACCATGTCAAGTATCTTAGCAGCATCTATTTTTTCTTCTTGGCTGTTAAATAAATTAAAGCCAAACATAGGTGCTACTACTGCTATATACTCAAAGCCTTTTTTCCATTTTTTGAAAGGTAAGGGCATTATTAAAAGTTCTTCTACACTTTTATCTGCACGTGGTATTTTTACCACTTTACCATCTGGAAAGATAGCTTCAAGGTCACTTTTTTCTTCTAAAATTGCGTTCATGCTGGTTTTTTCCTTTTTATTTCTTAATAAAGTTTTATTTACAAAATGTCACCTTGCTGGTTTTAGAAACACATGCAAGGTGACTATGAGTTTTAGCTGTTAGTTTAGATTAGTCATCTATCCATGTTAAAACACCAATTTGACCACCCACAGCATCAGATGCACGGGTAGTATCTACCAGCACTGACATTTTTGTTTCAAAATCTGCAAGTGTGTCTTGAATCAAGCCTAAGCCAGCAGTAGGGTCTGGCTGCACATTGAAAAGGTCTAAAACAAACCTTTTGTATGCACCGTTTGACTGTTTTTGTGCTGTATTGATACCTAAGAACCTTAGCCATAACTGTGCTTCTGCTTCTGTCAGTAATCCCACAGACTTTTGCCCGGTCACCTTAGTGTAGGCAGCCTTGATAGGTGCAGTAAAACCAGCTTGACTACCTACAGCTTGAATAAGCCCATAAGGTGCATTAAGTGTGTAATTAGTGGTCAGTGCCATAGTAGCAGGGCTGCCTGCACTGTCAGTAAGCACCACACTGGTAGCATTTTTACCTTGCAGGGCATAAGTCTTACCAGCTTCAAGGGCTAACCCACCATTTAAAATTTCATTGGTAACACTGCCAGCACCCTGTGAAAGCACAGCACCTTGTAGCAGAAGTGCCTTATTTTCTGGTGTAAATTCTTGCATGTTCATGGTTAAATCTACTTTTTTACCAGTCACCAAAATTAAATCTATTAGCCTGTTTCCACTTACGCTTTCTTTGTGTTCAAGTTTATCTACACTAATAGCTAATTCAAATGCTGGCACGTTACCACGAAAGTCAAAGGCTAATGGCAAGCCATCAGTACCTTTTCTAGCAGTATAAACCTTACCTTGACCGCTTAAATATCCCATATTTTTATTTTTCCTTTTTTATTATTTGGTATCTAGGCTGTTTAGCAGCCAGTTTGTTTATTCTGCTTCTTTAGCAGTTTGTTTTGCAGCAAATTCTGCTTCTAACCGGGCTACAGCTTCTTCATCTGTTTCTGGCTTGATAGCTTCACCTTTCTTAGTGACTTCTAAGCCTACATCATCAGCACTACCCGGTTCACCTACTTTATTTTCAAGTAACCATCTGTAGGTAGCCATATCTACCATAAGAGTAGCACCCTTTTTAACCGGGCTACCTTCATGCGTGTGACCTTCTTTTACAATCTTTACAGGAAAGCCAGCAGGTGCTTTTACTTCTGCTTTTTCTGCATCAGTTTCACCTAAAGTGACTGGTTCAAAGCCTGCTGTTTCACCCTGTGGTTCACCAGCTTTAGCATCAGTAGGTGGTAACACCACGTTAGCACCAGTAGCACCTTTTTCAGTGCCAGTAGCTTTAGTGGTCACATTAGCACCGGGCTTTTCAGTGGTGCTGCTAGTAGTTTTAATTTCTTCTGTATTGTTTGCCATATCTTCTTATTTTCCTTATTTTAAATTTACGTAGCAGATACCACGTATGAAAAAGTGAAGGGTAGATTACCCTGTGCTACATGTATTAGTGAATTATTGAAAGGTATCACTGCATTAGTGGCAGCAAATTTTAATTCATCATGTTCAAAGTCTGCACATGACATACCTAAACGTGGTGCAGCACTAAACTTGTCTATAACTAACTGCCTTTCTATCATAGCGTTTACTTCACTATTACTATCATCATTACCTTGCTCGTATTGCACTAGCTGCCATATTTTTAAGCTGCCAGAAACTATTATTTTATAATCTAAATTTAATGCAGGGTCACCACCACCATTATCTATATTCCAATCATCAAAGCCCGGTGTAAAGTTTGATGGTGTGGGTGTCAGATTAGAAGCTGTTTTAACTTTTGCAGGTATCCATGAATTAGTAGTAAGCACCCATGAATTAATAGGCAGCAGGTCACCAGATATATCTTTAGGTGCTAAATGTGCAATAGCTTCACCTATTTCAAGGGCTAATACCCATCTAGGCACTACTTTTGTAGATAAGCCCACTACAGAACTGATTACAGCAGCAGCAGCTTGCACGGTTAATACTTCTGTAGGTCTAATTAATGCCATTTATCTAATACCTGTGGTGCTTATAACTACATTTTCAAATGAATTATGTATCATAGCCTGTGAAGCAGCCAGACCTAATTTAAAGTAATGCCTGCCTGCTATGCCTTCTTTTACAATCTTTTTACCCATAGCATAAGCCATGCTATTTACTGCAAATTCTGGTGGCACTACTATGCCCATTTTATTTTGCCATTCTACCAGCACATCTACTGGCACACGGTGCTTATTTCTTCTTTGTCTGGCTACATTAATGGCAAAAGCAAAAGCCACCTGTGATTTTTCAAGGTCTGGCTGTATGCCATGACGTTCTGCATAAGCTACCAGTGCTTCTATGGGTGGCATTTTGCCACCGGGCTGCCTGCCTTCTTCATAGTATTTCATGTTTGCCCATGTGCTGGTAACCCTGCCAGTAACTAAGGTATTATTGTTACCTATACTTGCTTCTTCAATAAAAGCAGTTACTGTATTAGCTAGCTGTGTATCATCAAACTGACCTTTAATATTAGCTACTAAATTATCTAGCACTACCTGCATGGCACTTTGCACACCAAAGTTTACCCGGTCAGTTAAGTTTTCTAGGTTCTGTGCATTAAATTTTACTGCATAATCTATACTAATCATAAAATTATTGCACCAGTGTCACCTACATAGCTGACATTAAACACCCATTCAGCAGGTGTGCTAACACCATCATAAGGCACTACAGCACCTTTTTTATAAATCCTTTCACCTAGCTGAAAAGCTGCCACTTGTTTGCAAATTTCATCAGTGATAGGGTCAATCAATAAAACATTAAATTTTCTTATCATTTGCCCGGTGCTAGGGTTTTCTTTTACGTCTGGCAGCCAGCTTACGATAGCACCACCGGGTATAAGGCTAGTGTAGGCATTTTTAACACCTAAGCCTAGAAAGCCTAACACGGTATCACCCACCCGTGCCTTACGTAGTAAGTTATATTTAATGGCTATTAATGGTGTTTTATCTACAATGTAACCGGGCATAACTTAGCACCTTGTTTTCTGGTATTCATTACCATAGCAGTTACCAGCCCTGCTAAATTCATCACGTATAGCCTTAGCTACTTCACTTTCTTTAGTGCCACCAAAGTTATTAGAACCTTTAGGCACAAAAAGCACTGTGAAAGCTATAGCTAATTCATTATCTATAGTATCTTGTGTTAAATACTCAAGTTCACCTTGTAGTTTTGCTTTCTGGCTACCTTCATTACTTACATTAGTAAGAATGGCTTGCAGCATGGCTGCATCAATACCCACAGCAGCAGCTAAGGCAGTTATTATGGCAGCATCTGAATATTTGCCTACTTGTTTGTAGTCAATTAGATATTTGCGTAAGAATCTAAGTAAGATTTTCTGACTATCACCAGTTAGCTTACTTAAATCTTCATTGTAAGCCTGTGGTGTCAGTAATAACTTAGCTGCTGTTATCTGTGGTATTGTTGGCATGGTTTATTTTCCTACTGTCAATAAAGCATTTAAAAGGTCATCTTTCAGCATAGTAGCATAGCCATCTACACCTTCTTCTTTTGCCATTTCTTTCAGTTCTGGCACGGTATATTCAGACAAGTCACCCTTAGTCATACCTTTATACGAAGCACTACCAGAAGAAGATACTGCATCATCATCACCTTCATCTACAGGTGCATTTGCACTACCCGGTGCTTTACTGTCATCAAGGCTAGCACCTACTGCACCACCTACCTCACTGTGCAGTGTTTCATTACCAGTGGTGAAATTAGCAAAAAACTTGCTATCAGGTGCAGCTTCACGTATGCCTTCTGCTACTTCCCATTTCATCACTTCATCAGGTGTAGCTTCACGTAAAGAACCTAATGTAACCAGTCTTTCTACATCTACACCTTCATCTACCATTTTTTGCAGTTCTTCTTGACTTAGTAAGGTAAAATTATCTTCACCACCTAAAATCATATCACTGGCTGCTGTAGCACCAGCATGACCACCAATATGGTGCATTACCCGTGCATATTTTCTTTGTTCTGATTCAATCTTTGCCATAATCTTTATATTTCCTTTGCTGGTGTATGAAGAAGGTGCTACCCACCAGCATAAGTAGCACCCACCTACAGGTGATAAACTGCCACCAGTGTGGTCTATACGTTCATCACTACCATAGCACTAGGGTAATACAGAACTGCACCACCATTATGACCATCATGTATTTCTATTTCACGTGGCACTTGTTCTTCACCCTTATCAATAATTTTCTGATAAGCACCCGGTGCTGAATTAGGGTTATTAGCATTACGTGTCATTAAGTAGTTGCCAATTTGCCCACCATCTGTTCTGACACCTACCACTAATACCTTGCCATCACCAATGTAAGGCACAAAAGTGCCAGCATCATCTTTGTAACCTTCGTCATAAATTTCAATCTGTGGTAACCCTTCACCTAGCAGCACACCATTAATTTCAGTCAGATTAAGAACGGTAAGCAGCCCTGATGTTCTTCTACCAGCCATGTCATTTACGTTAGTATTTGACACTAAGCGGTTAAAGGTTACCCGGTTCATAATAGCACGGGCATTTGCACCAAAACTTACACCTTTACCACGTGAAAGTAATTGAATGTCACGAAAGTTTTTAAGTGGCACTGCTGTAGCACTGGTAGCCCATGTAACACCAGCAGTGTAGGTATTCAGCACATAAGTATCAGTGTGCAAGATAGCACCATTAGCAGCAGATACAGAAAAAGTGCCAGTGGTCAGCAAAAGCCAGCCTAGCTGTTCAATTCTGTCATAACGTCTGGCTAACAGTCTATCTTGACGTTTTGCTACAAGGTCATTAACATCTATTGCTGCATTAGTTAATTGACCGTAATTTCTTCTTTTGGTAATTTCTTGTTCATCAATTACCATGTGTTCACCATACACGCCCGGTTCTGCTACATAGCGTTTTGCGCCTACATGCTGTACTCTAGGTGGTCTGCCATTAAGCCCACGCACCTGCTGCAAGCCTGTATAGTCATCTTCTTGTTCCCATTCTAACGTGTGGTTATCAAGGGTATCAATAGGTAGAATGGTAAAAATCATTCTACGTGCTTCAAGGTTTGCTGCCTTGATAGCTGCTACTGTTCTAAGCACCCGGTTAGTAGGGTAGATTAATGCTTGTGCCATATTTTTTATTTTTCCTTTTATTGAATTTCTTAGCCTTAGCAGCTATTAAGTTAAATGTAAGATGCCATCACTGTTTTTGCCTGATTGCAGCCTGCCTAAAGCAGCTATAACAGCATCACCAGTAGCATCATCAGTTAAAGCAGCAGGTGTATCAGAACCACCAGCCAGTGGTGTAGCTGCCATAGCTATAACCACACCAGCACCAGTATCAGCACCTGCATTAGCAGCAGTGATAAGTGCAGATGCAGCAGCAGATGCTAAGATAGCAGCAGCAATTTGTGCAGACGTGCTAGTAATAGCACCAGCACCATCAGTAGCAAGATTAACCGTAATAGCTTTACCTACTACTACTACTGATAAAACTGCATTATTACCAGCAGGGTCAACATATCTGATAGTAATACTATTACCAATTACACCAGACAAGACTGATGTGAATTTTAAATCATTATTCGCACCAGCTAAGGCAGTAGTAAGTGTAGCCACAGGTAAGATGCCTTTTAGGTCAGCAGTTTTAAAATGCCCGGTGCTATACATAGATGTATAAAAATCACCTACACCTATTTCATTGCTGGCTTGCCCACCCATGAAATGTTCACCAGCAGAATTTACCACCATATCATATTCAAGTAAGCCTTTAGCCTTAGCTGCTGTATCTAAGGCTTTGAACGTGCCAAACACTGCTGTTTCTTGAAGCACTTGACCAGCTACATATACACCTTCTACCAGCTTGATAGGGTCAGTAGTAGGTGTGGGTGTAGCATACAAAGGCAGCAGTTTTTGTGCAGAATAATTTACTGTATTTAACATATTTTTTATTTTCCTTTTGTTTATTTTGTTGGCTGGTCATACCAGCCCATGCTGCCAGTTACACACCTTCTGGTGCATTAATAGCAAACTGATTAAAAGCCTTGCCTAAGTTAATAGGTCTTTCTACCTTGCCATCATTGGTAGCTATAACTACCTTACCTTCTTTCATAGCTTGAACAGATTGCATGCCTATTTCTGTTTTGCCTAATAATGCAGTAACCATAGCAGCATCTTTTTCTGATTCTGTTCTGTTATCCACAGCACCAGTGGTGGGCAAAATAACAGCAGTGGCACTGGCTACAGCTTCTGTAAGCATGTGATTTACAGGTCTGGCATTAATACTGGCTTTATATTGATTTAATGCAGCAGGGTCATCAAGACTGGCAAGCTGCACAAAAAGCTGCTGCACAGCAGTTTGTTCTGCTGGTGCAATCTTGCCAGCATTAACAGCCATAAAGGTCTGACATTCAGCAGTAATACGTGCTGTTTTTTCTTGTGCAAGCTGTGCTAGAACTGCCTGCATACCTTCATTACCACCGGGCATTACTACAGCATGTGGCTGTGCAGGTGGTGCTACTGGTGCAGGTGCAGTAATAACGGGCTGTGTAATTGGTGCAGTGTTTACAGATGCAGCCATTTGCAGGTATTCTGCCTGTTCTGCTTCTGCTGTTACACCCATATCTACTAATGCTGCCTTTTGTTCATCAGGTGACAGACCAGCCAGCATTTTTGCTAAAATTTCCTTAGTCATATATTTCTATTTTCCTTATTTTTATTTGATTTTCTGACAAGGCAGCAGTGACTACATTACGTAAGCCTGCCACTACCCTTTCACTTACCACAGCACCCATGCTGGCTGCTTGATAGCTACCATCTTGCTGTAATTCCATTAAAATATCTTCAAAGCTACCTAAGCGGTCAGCCATACCTACTGCTATGGCATCTGCTGCATACAGTAAACCACCTTGCCCAAACTTTTCATTTACTGTATCTACAGTAACACCACGCATGCTAGCCACATCATCTATAAACATAGTTTCTGCTGTGTCTATTTCAGCTTGTATAAGGCTTTCACCCTTGCTAGTGTCAGCAGGTGCATTTTTGTTTACTGCATACTTAGAAGTAAACCGCTTTTGATTAGGGTTTTTAGCTATATTTGCTATAGCCATGATACCTATAGAACCTACACGGGCTGTTCTGTGCATTATAATCTGGTCACATGCCACTGCCAGCCAGTAGCCAGCACTTGCACAAAGGTCACCTACATAAGCCCAAATTGGTTTTTTACCACGTGCTGCAAAAATGATACTAGCTAATTCAGCTATACCATTTACTTCACCACCCGGTGTATCAAAATCAAAAAGAATAGCCTTTACTTGTGGGTCATTTAAGGCTGCATAAAAGTCTTTTGCTATCGTTTGAACACTAGCACTATTACCACTAAGGGCATCAAATAAGGCTGCACGTCTAAAAATAACGCTATGCACAGGTATGATGCTAACACCACCACGTATTTCTACAGTGCGTGTGTTTTCAAGTGGCTTACCTAGCTGTGTGGACACTGCCACCGGGTCAGTAACACCAGCAGCAATAGATTCAATAATATCTAAATATTCTGGTGTAACACCCCATGCTATAGTGCTGGCTATTCGTAGTGCTGTAGGTATGCCCATAATTATTTATCACCTTTGATGGTGGGTGGCTTGCCACCCTTCCCTTTTGCTTTATCTGGTTCTGTGTCACCTTCTTCTTGACCATCACCAGTGCCTTCACCATCATCTTGTAAATCTTTCTTTTGGCTTTCTTGTGCAAGCTGTTTTGCTATACGTTTAAAAGCCCGTTCTGCTTCTGTAGGTAGTGGTATGCCTATTTGTGTGAAAAGATGGTTAAGCTGGCTTTCTGTGCAAATATCAGCCAGTGCTTTAACTGCCTGTGCATCTTGTGACCAGTCACGTGCTTCTGTATCACCTAGTGAAGTTTTAGGTAGCAGTTCATCAGCATCTTCATCACCAAAATTATATCTAACCAGTGGCTTAAAAATATCATAACGCACCATATCAGCTATGGTATCACGCACCCACCATACTATCTGGTCTATCACCCTTGCCTGTGAACCAGTAGCACCCTTAGTTTGGTGTGTACTATCACGGGTGGCAAGTTGCTGAAATAAAATAGCCATTGTAATTTCACTGCCAAATTTATCTAAAGCCCGTGTAAATACTTCACCTTCACTATTAGCTTCAAGTAAGGTAAAGTCAGTACCTTCTGGTGCTACACCTACCTGATGATTACGCATCTTGCCTAACATATTAAGCAAAAATTGGTGGGCTTGAATAGTGATAGGTTCACCATTTTCATCTTTCTTAGTAGTTACACCATCATCTTCATATAAAGTTACTTCATCTTGACCTGCTGCCACTGTAGCAATAATACCCGGTATGGCTGATACCATTAAGAATAGTAAATATTCTGGAAAGGTACGCCTTTTCATATCCCATCCGTTAAGTGCAGCATTTAAAGCACTTTGCCCACGTGGGTCATTATTTTTAGGTCTGTAGGTGAATACTGCAAACTTTTCACGTGGTATAACTTCTGACATATCAGCCACCATAGTGGTTTGCACTACACTGGCTTGACCGGGCAAAGCACCTAGCATACCTAATTCATTCATGTAAGCATCTACTACAAATGCAATAGCTTCACGTGGCTTAGGTTTAAGTGCCTTTAAGCACCACTTGCCAGTATCAGTACCACGTGCTGCAATTTCTAGCACCTGTTCTGCTACCTTGTTACCATGTGCCATACCTTCAAAACATAATTGAAATAGGGTGGCAGCTATCTTAGGTACACGGTCATACTGCCTTTGGCAAAAGTCTGCTATTTCTTTAGCACGTTCTACACGTGGGTCAGTAGCTGCTGGCATAGGTGCAGTGTCATCTGCATCATCAGGTGCATCTAAGGCAGGTATATTATCTTTTTGGTTATTTTTGGTAGTGTCTGGCAGGTTTGTCTTAGGTGTGGGATTTTCTAAAGGGTCACCCGTGTCAGCAGCTTCATCTTTTTTATTTATCTGTAAGGCACTTTCAGTAACTGCTGGTGTTATCATCATATCTTCATTCATAGCCATCAAAGCTATAAGCATAAGACCTGCAAATACATCAGGGTCAGCTAACATTTCTTCTATGATGACATGGCTGATGTTACCTAGCCCGGTGCGTAAGCTGGTATCATCATACTGACCTAACACACGTGGCATAGCAGCACCATAAGGGCTGCCAGATACATATTCTGCACCGGGCTTAATCTTAGTGTTAGGCTTGATAGGTATTACATTATTAGATGGTGTCATATAAAAGAAAAGCTGCACCTGTGCTATTTTCGCCAAAAGCACTGATGCAGCTTGCATAACTTGCTACTTGGCACTTCTATGTAAGTGCCTTAAATGCCATATTTTCAAGTTAAAAAAGAAAATTTCAGTGATGTTTGTAACACAGTATATTTTGTGGTGTCAAGTAATAATAGTGCCAGATGTTGTATTTTTTTGTTTTTGTTCTGTATTTTCCCTAAAATAATAAGTTCTAATCCTTTTGCAAATGCACTTAAATATAATGCCATCAATATTTTCAGTAGGCATGACCGTGCCTTTATAAGTCACACTGCTAGCATTATGGCTTGCCAGATAAGCACCACACTTTTTACAATAAATCTTTATCATCTTCTACCTATAGGCTTTTCATTATAACCAGCCATACTAGGGTGCTTAACCAGTGTAGTGGTGTTACGTAAACCTGCTACTGCTGGTGCTACTGGTTCTGGTGCTTTCAGTTCACGGGCTTTTTGCACTATTGTATAAGCATCAGCTTCATCATCATTCATACCGGGTGGTGCTTTAAGGGTGCTGCCTTCTATACTAGAAAGCTGTTCAAATGTTTTTTCATCAAATATCATGCAATCTTCACTGGTGACAGTGCCAGCAAAATCATCATACTTTACTACATTGGTACGTTTATTACTTTGCCAGCCCGGTTTACCATCTTCACCATTAATAAGCCTTACTTTTTTCTTTTTAGTGCTGTTACGTAAATTAGCTAACACAGCATGACCATGATTATTTCTTTCTACTAATGCAGGTGCATCATTATACCATGCAGATAATGTTTCTATGTAACTAGCATGCACATCTACATCATCTTTACCAGATAATACAGCACACTGGCTACCAGTCTGTGCATCAGCTACCTGTATAGCACTGTCATCACTATTAGGGTTACCTTCTGCCGGGTCACTACCTATTACATACCTTCTACCCTTACGTGGTGGTAGATAGACACGTAAGCCCGGTAAGTGTGGCATGCCAGATTTTAATTCTATAGGGCTAGATGGTGCATACACCTTAGATAGAACCTTATATGGTAGCCTTTTATCTACCTGCTTAGGTGCTAATGCTTCTGTATCAGTAGCAGGGTAGTTTTCATATAAGCTATCTATGCCATCTTTACCTGCTTCTGCATCACGTTTTTGCCTTTCATACCATTCTGGTGTACGTGATGGTCTTACTTCCCATGATAAAAAGTAAGGCTTGTAGCTGTTTTCACCCTTCTTAGCACCCTTATAGATGGCTTTAAATTCAGACATGGGCAAAGATTTATTTACCTTGCTAAGTAAAATAAGCTGACCACCACCATCAATAGTAGGTTTTACACGTAATAGTAGGGCTGCAAGGTCTGGTACTAAGTCTGCTTCATCTACTATGGCAAGTGTAGCAGTGTAACTATCACCAGCAGATGTAGGAAAAGCACGGGCTACAGAACCATTTGCCATCTGCCATAGATGCCCACCATCTATATCTACTGTTCTAGGTATCCATTCATAGGTATCACTTTCTTCAAGATGGTTACGCATCATCAGCCAGCTAGGTAGTCTTTTATACATACCTTTCAAGCGGTCAGTAGAAAGTAAATACACAGCTTCTGTGTCACGTAATGAGAATAGCAGCACTGTAGCAGCAGGGTAGAATAACATCAGCCATAGTGCATAAGCTAATACCAGCCATGTCATGCCAAGCTGCCTAGCTTTCAGAATAACTACTTGCTTTTCAGTAGTAAGGTCTATAGCTATTTCTTGCTGTTCTACCCATAATAAAAAAGGTATCCACTTTTTAGCAGTAGCATCATAGATTTTGACGTAATTAATAACAAAATACACAAAATCAGCAGCACATTTTTCAGCTTCTGGTATATGTTCGCGCTGCCTTCTTCTACGTTCCTTTTCAGCAGCAGCTAACTGTGCTGGTGTCAGTTCTTCTTTTCGTATTTTGCCAGTGTAGTTAGTAGTCATTTCTGATTACTGGTTAGTGCTTTTACAGCAAAGATACCAGCAGCACCTAGTAGTAAGCATGCTACAGCACATAAGTCTGTATTAGTCAAGTATATTAGTAGCATTTAACCTTCTGTTAGTAGTTCATCTAATTCTGCATCAGACAATTTACCAAAATCAATTTTAATTTTCTTTCTATCAGTTTCTTGACCAGTAGCCAGCCTAGCTATCTTGCTGCCTATTTCAAAAAACTTAGCCATATCACTAGGTGACCAGTCAAGTGGTTCATAGGTGATTACCTGTTTAATAATGATTCTGCCTTGTGGGTCAAGACTATCTAAGTATTCTGTTACTGTTTCCCTAAATAATGGTGTATTCAGCATCTGTCTAACCTTATTAAGAAATTGCTGTGCTATATCCCATTCTTGCTGCCTTTGTTCATCACGCCTTTCTAACCACTGTTCATCTATTTTTTCCCTATGCCTTCTTTTCTTTTCTAATTCCTTATTATTTTCATTATTATCATAAGCATCAGCCCGTTCTAACCATTTATACTTAGCACTGTAAGCACCTATAGCACCACGTGATAACCTTGTTTTAGCTGCTACCCGGTCTAATTTACGTGGCACGGGCAAGCCTAGATATAATTTAAAATACTGATAAGCCCGGTTAGGTTCATCTGGCAGCTTACGCCACTTATAATCTACCACGTCAAGCATATCAGCTTCATGTATCACTAATTGCTGGTTACCTTTCACTTGTTTCATACTATTTACTTGCTTCTATAGCCAACTGCTGCCAGTGGGTAGCCATTCTTAAATTCCTATTTAGATTAAAAGTTACCTGTAAGCCTTCTACATGCAGCACACAGGCATTTACAGTGTCAAAATACCGGGTATCAGCACCACTAGCAGCCCAAAAAGCCAGCCTGTTATACTGCCATGCTGTGGGCTTTTCACCTAGTATCTTTATTTCATAAAAGCCAGCCAGCCCATAGGTCACTACCAGTATATCTATATCACGGTTAGTGGCTGATGACCATAATTTTTTGATTCTTGTGCATGGCAGCTTGCCTATCTTATCTTTAAGGCTAACTATCATTGAATTTTCACTTGCCATATATCTTGCCTTTTAACCATTTTATAAACCTATCCCATAAGGTAGGGTTATACTGCTTTCTAATATACTTTATTACCTGCTTTCTTTCAGAAGATGATAGGCAGGTATCATATATGTAGATACCTTTTAAGTCACCTTGCCAGCTTTGACTGGTCTGCCTTGTTTGTGCTGTATCCATATTAGTTTTTCAATGTTTCCACAGGTTTTAGATGTGGCTGATGGTATCACATGCACGTGGGAAAATAAACCATAAATATAAGGCTACATGACCAGACACATACATTTATACATAATTCATGTATTTCTATACTTTTTATTTCAAAAGTGTATAATGCTGTAAACCCTGCATCTACACCACTTACCTACATATTCACCACATAATATATACACATTACACTTTTTCTGGCTATTTTCATTACTATTTTATCCTTACGCGCATGCGTATTCTATATACCAAAGCACCCTAGAATACCTGTAACTATAAGCGAACAAAGGAAAACGCCAAATATACACATTTGAATTACAAATATATATATCTACACATAATATGTATAGTGGATTTTATTAAGTAGTTGAAAGTAAAGTGGTTTACGCTTTTTAGGACGTAAACCACCTTAAAATAAATGTATATTCTTGTCAAGCCTTATTCTTGATTTTGTGAAGTATGCCACCGGGCTGCATCTTCAATAATGTCTTTCAGCTTTTCTATCATCACATCATAACCATCTGCTGCTGGTATCACATTAAGAATGTTTGCAGCCCTTTGTGCAGCTTCAAACCCATTTCTGTATCTGTTTATCAGACTGACAAGTTGAAAGCCCGGTAAAAGGCTGTATTGACTTTCTGGCTGATTTATTAAAAAATCCATTAAAATGGGTGGCAGTTCATAAAAATCTGGTTCATTAAGATGGTCTTTATTTTGCCAGTGCCATGATTCATTTCTAAGCCTTTCATTAAACATTTGTATTCTGACCACTAAAGGTTCATCAAGCTGGCTTTCTGGCTGGTCTGCCATGACACCATTAAAATAGTCAGTAATGGCAGCCCACAAGCCCGGTAATAGTTCATCACGCTGCTGGTGCTGTTCTACTGCTTCATTCACGGTCAGTGCTTCTGATAGCATTAATTCAAGTTCATCACGGGTAAAGGGTGAAAAATCACGTCTGGTGGCTTTATCCTTAATGCCCGGTGCTGACTGACCAGCTATAAATAAATCTTGGCTGCCTAAATCTAACTGCTTCTTTTCAGTTTCTGCATCTAAAACCTGTGGTGCAAAAGTGCCAGACAGTTCATTAGTCTTAGGTATTAAAGCACCATCAGATACATCTACATGGTTAGCCCATGCAGTAGTTTCTGCTATCTGCTGGCTAACTGCATCACCAGCTATGAACTGATTAAAGATAATGGCTATAAAATCATCATCATTCTTATGTTCATCTAAGAAGTCTTGCAGCTTGCCTAAGCAGGTATCAAAGCCAGCCTTGAACATTTCAAAGCCATCATGTGACTGTGCTGCTATAGTAGCTTCTGGTGGTGTCTTGGCTGGTGATTCATCAAAATCTACAGCATAAGGGTTATCATTATACTTTCTAGCCCATTCTTTAAATACTTCATCTGAAATACCCTTGCCACGTGGGTCATTATCTACTATTAATACAGTTCTAGGCTTATCTGTATCTAATTTTAAATCATCACCATCTTCATAGGTAGCATGTCTAGCACTAGGTGCTGACCATGATTTATCATCATCTACAAACTGTGCAGCAGTGTCATCTGGTAGCTGCAAGTTATCTATTGCTTGTTCTACTTCATCAGTAAAACTGACTTCGTTGTTTTCTGGTTCATCCATATTATCTGACATGTTGTTTATTTTCCTTAAATTATTATTTGTTTACTGCACCGGGTGTAACTTGAATCTTAATTAAGCCTAGCTTGCCTGCTTCACGCACCTGCACCAATTCTGGAAACAGTTTACCAGCCATGCCTATATTTTCATCATGTAAAGTAAGGTTTGCATAACCAGACATAGTGTTATTATCTAAGTAAAACCTTATACTATTTGCCATCAGTGTAGCTACTACATCAGCTACCTGCTTTTGATTTTGTTTGTAGTTCATTTCTGCTGCCATATTTTTCTTTTATTGTAAATTTAAAGTTACCATCTAGCTGCTTTTCATAAGCTACCAGATATTTGGCAGGTGACTTTGCTGGTGTCACCTGCTTCTTGTGTTTGGTTATAATATACCATAGGTAAGCACCTATGCAGATTATAGCAATCACACACCATGCCACTAACATTAAAGCAATTAGTAGCCACTTAACTATAAAATTAATTGATAATTTTAAGTAATTCATTAATACACTTCTGTGTGTCATCTGTCAATTTAGCACCAGCATGCTTATGTAGAATAAACCTTAACGCTGCATCTAATAGTGGCACGTCAAGTGGTTCTAGGTGATATTCAGCCCACATACCAGATAGATTTTCTAAGTAGATGTAGGTGATATGGCTGGTATTCACTGGTGTGGCATACTTACCTACTAACTTGCCATCATTCTTAGTTACCACTTCAATTAAGCAGCCTTCTGGTGAATGTAATGGTGCAGTGAGTTCTACTACACCCATATCAGCATGCAGGGCTACTTTCATAGCTGACCTATACCAGTAGTAGCCCGGTTTATTTGGTTTATCGTTTGTCCATTTGATTATTTGTAGCATATTGTTTTAGTTCTTCATAAGTACCAAATACTGGCATATCGAATTTAGCCCACTGACCTGTAAGGCTGGCAAGATGCACCAGCTTAAAAAATGATGACTTGATAGGTGTTACATATTTACCAGTCATATAGCCCGGTGTATCACCATGCTTACTTTCAAATACATCTATTAAGCAGCCTACTGATATATTTATTATCACATCAGCTACTACTTCACCACTGGTGCTTTTTTTGTGTTCAAGCTGTTTTAATTCCTTATACCAGTATAAGCCCGGTGCTTTTGGTGTTTCATGTGTCCATTCTAGTATCTGTATCATATTATTCTGGTTTTAGTATCTGCATAATAGCAGCTATCTGGCTAAGTGGTGTAGGTTCATCTACACCTAGCACATTTCTAAACTGATTACAAATATTATCAGCAGCTTCTATGCCAGCCTTAGCACCTTCTAGCATAGCACGGATATTATCTAAAGTAATACCACCTACAGATGATGCACCTGCTACTTCAATCTGGTCAAGTAATTCTTTAGCTTCTTGTGCTATACCTTGCTGTTCAATAATACCTAACACTAAGCCCTGTATAATTATTTCTACATCAGTATCACTGATAGTGGCAGCTAATTGTGGGTTACTTACATTAAGTAGCTGTATCATAATTTCACCCTTCTACCATCACACAGCACGGTTAGTTCTGCATAAGGCACTGCATCTTGCCTATGCACCCGGTTAGTTACTTTGCATTTACTGCAAGTCACTGCATTAGCATCAGCCCTGATAGGTGAAACACGCCACTGCATATCTAAAAGTATTTGCAGGTCTGGTGGCAGGTGGTCTGGTGACTTCACAAATTTACCACCAGCATCTTTTGTGCCAGTGGCTATTTTATCCATATTATTCTGATGCACTGCCAGAAACATAGCCTTAGCATTAATGCCATGTGCTACAAAGCTGCCTATGACCACATACAGCAAGTCAGTCAAGCCATCTGCCACAGCTTCAAGGTCTTTAGTCTGGTATGCTTCAATTAATTCATCTAGTTCTTCACGTATTAACCTTACCCTAAGCTGCTGCACATCACTGCCAGCAAGTGTAGGCACGTCTGGTGTAATTTGGTCAGCAGCCTGCATAAATTGTTTCATCAGTATTTCTAATGAAAAATGATTATGGCATTTGATATTTTCTATAGCTATAGCATCTGGTGATGCCTTCTTTTCAAATTTCTTTATTGTCATCATTGTTTTGTTTTTCCTTTTTTGGTATGTAACCTGCTGCATAATCTTCATTACCGTAATTAGCATGACCTTCACAATAGTAGCCCATATAGCAATCATCACCCATTTCTACATAGCAAGTATCTATTTCACCATAGCAAGGCTGGTCTAGTTCATCTTCATACCAATTACATAACGTAAGATTATATTTATCTTTTTCTTCTATCATTTTATAAATCTACCTTCACAAGTATCTTTACCTGATGCCAGATTATTCATATTTAACATAGGGTGCTGTGAATGTGGCATGCCACATTGTAAGCATACCGGGTCAATACGCTTATCAGTTTTAGGTATCATCTGATATACTCTACTTCTTAATAGATGAATAACCACACAAGGTAGTAAACATATATAAATATGTAATTCATCACCATCTATATCTAAATAGTCAATATCATTAGTTTTCCAATATGCACCCACCCATAAATCATGCTTATCAAAGTAAGGTGCTTTAAAATACCATTGCTTCTTAACTAGAACACGTTCAAAGCTGTTACCTATGGTTTTACCTATTTCAGCCATAGCTTGCCCTACTTTTTGTAAGCCAGCAGCAAAAGCACTGGTATCTACTTTAACAGTCATATTAAACTGCTTAAGTAGTGGGTTAGCTTCTTGTGCTTCTGCCACTTTAGTACGTAACTTTTCTAGTAATTCTGGCTGCACTTCATCAGATGGTGGTGTCTTGTCATCTGGTGCTGTATCTGCTGTAATCAGCTTATATGTTCTAACAGCATACCAGCTACCCAAAATCAAACCAGTTAAAATTATTAAGGTTAGTTCTATCATTTACTTCTTTCCTGTTTATTTATTTCCGCATGAAAAATTTTTACCAGTAACTGGCTTACTGTTAGGTGCTGCTTCTTAGCCATTTGCTGTAGCTTAAATTTCATACCTGCTGGTATATAAGCACCTATTAATACACCATTACGTTTTTTGACCTTTTTTACATTTTCCATAAATCACCCTTGCACGTGCAGATTAATAACTATGTGTGCTTTATGTTTTGGATTACCACACCTAGCTTCTATGACCACAGGCAGCTTACCTGTAGCACTTCTAATGGTCACTGGCTGCCACACCTGTGGCTGCCTTAGATACATACGCTGTTCATCTTTTACCTTATCATTAGTAAAATCAAAATCTTGCCAGATAACATTACTGCCTAATTCAAATAGAACACCATCTAGCACCGGGTGCATCATCTGATAAGATGATTGAATAATACGCTGCTGCACTTGCTTATCTGCACAGATAATAATTCTGGCAGACATTGGAATATTAGCACCCATGATAACCACAGGTGCAAATGTTTCTAGGTCAAGCGTATCAGCTACCATAAAGCCATCTAGCATAGGCTTAACTGGTGCTAGTGTCAGTGTTTTCATTTTTCCTTACCTTCTTGCTGGCAGCTTTCACCTTGTCAGTAAAATCTTTCATGCCTTCTACCACTTCATCTTTCTTTTTAGTGCGTTTAGGTTTGCTTGCCAGCTTATCAAAACGGGCTAACAGTTCTTCAAGGGCTAGGCTGCCTACATCACCAGCAGACAAGTCAGCCCATACAGTAGTGCTGACTAGGCTGGCTAGTTCTGCATTAGACATTTTTTGTAGTTCTTCATCTACTGGCATATCTTCTGCAAGCTGTGATACTGCACTATCTTCTAATTTCTTTAAGAAGGGCTGAATTTTGCCATACAGGTCTTTTGCTAAGTCTTTATAACCATCAGCTTCTGCTGACCGGGCATAAGAAAAAATGGCTGGTGCAGCATGTGGGTCATGTGTAATATCTAATACAAAATAATCACACTGGTTATGCTTGCCACCTTTGTTAGTAGAACCATCTAGCCTACGTATAGCATACTTAGGATACAGCCCACGTTCTTTTTTAGGTTTTTCTTGTTCACGGGCAAGCATGCCTGCCTGCTGTATCTGTTCTTCTGTTAATTGTGTGGCAGTTTTGAATATCTGCCTTTTCTTTTTTTGGTGCTGGTGTCTTTTTCTCATGTTTTTATAATCCTAATGGGTGGTTTTTATTCCAAATTTCTAGCCCTTCATTGATACCTTCATTCAGGCTTACCCGGTCTTGTATCAATTTTCTAAAATGTGTTTCTGTTACCCCATATTCAGCAGCTAGCCCTGCTTTAGTTAAGCCCTTAGTAGCCACTAAGTGCTTCAAGACTTCTTTAGTTAATGGGTGCTTCAATTTCTTTTTGCGGTCTTTTATAGGAAAAATGCCTATAGCATCTGTTCTTTTATTCATTAGAACATACCACGCTGCACTACACCTAACACTTGTGCTGGTGTCTGCACTGTAAGATAGCACCCACTGACCGGGCAAGTTAAAATGCCATCTATAATCTTGTATAGAATGTTAGCAGTTAAAACCACATCTTGCCTACAGTAATCATGTAGCTGTGCTATTTTAACCGGGTCACCAGACTGGTAAAGTGCAGGTGCATCAGCACCTGCTGTGCCTTCAAGTTTGCTGCCTAGCCCATTAGCCTTTGCTATCTGTTCTAGCTTGTAGCCTTTGGCATACATGCCAGCACCTGCTGCTGCCTTGACCTGTTCAAGAATGTCATAGCTTTTACTGGCTGGCACATTATAACCCTGTGCTTTCAAAATCTTATTATCAAAGCCATGACTATTAAAGCCCACTATATAATCAGACTGTGCCAGTAAGCTATGCAGTGTTTCTGCATCTTCTGCACTTTCTTCTGGTGTCAAAGTGTGCATCTGACCAGTTAAGGTATCTAAGGCACACAGCACAGCTATGCCCATATTTTCATGGTCATGCCAGCCCATGCAGTAGTTAAGACCGGGCTGCATGCTGCCATACCTATCTGGTATGGCTTTCTTAATTTCAATATCATAAACCATTATTTTTTGTGTCATGTTTTTATTTTCCTTTTTGTTTTTCTAGTTCTATTTCACTTGCCAGATATGTGGCAGCTTGCTGTAAATCTTCTAACCGGGTGGCTGATGACTTCTTGCCAGCACGTAACAGATACTTTAATACATTACCTTCAAAGAAATTTAAGCCATAGTGCCTAATAATCTTGAATGGTTCATACACATTATCTGGCTGGTAGTAATCAGGTCTTATCTGGTCAGCACGTTTTTCTTCTTTAGGTGCAGCAGCATCTTGCCTATGTGACCATTCATCTTTACACCCTTCTGTGCAAAAATAAACAGTGCCTAATAATTCATGTGGCTGTGCAGCCAGACTGGTTTGCACTGTAGGGTAATTAGAATGTAGTTCACGGTCTAAATTTCTGCCACAAGCAAAGCAGTGCCATTTACTAAAACCTTGCTTACTACGTTCTACAGCAGCAGCCTTTTCTTCTGGTGTAGTGCTAATGGTCATGCTGCCTACCTTATTTTTCTGGTATTCATCTTTACATTGGCTACTACAAAATGGCACATCACCACCAGCTTCACCTAGAACTATATGCTGACCAGTAATGATTTTGCCACATGGAAAGTAGCCACACCTTAAAGCTGGCACGGGTGGCAAGCAAGTATGCCCCATAAAATCACCATTCTGCTTACCTTTATAGCTGCCTTTATAATCACACCACAAGCTAGGTGCTTTTTGATGGCACGGGTAGCTTAAAAATTCTGCTTTATATTCATCTTTGCAGCCATCATCATCACAAAAGAAAAGTGTTTCTTTGCCATTAAACCAGCTAGGATAATTATAAGCAGCATTAGTAAATCTTCTATCACACTGGTAGCAGTTAGTAACACCAGTGCCAGCTTTCTTTACTTCTTCTTCTACCCATGCAACAAAATGCCCGGTGCAGCAGCAGAAAACTTTAGCACTGGTCTTGTGCTGCTGCCAAACTACCCAAAAGCCTTTTTCTGGTATTTTGTTACAATAGGCACAGGGCTTACTTAAATCATATTTAGGCACATGGTAGGCTTGCCTGCCATCTACACCACCACAAGCTGGTGCTTTACCCTGCAAAATAAGTAAGCATTTTTCGTGATACCATAATTCATTATTTACCACACCTTCTTTATTAGGTATATCTATTTCACCTTTACATTTCATGCAGGTCACTACCATAATTTACCACCTGCCTTTAAAATTTCTGCCTGCTTTTCAAGACCGGGTAGATTAGGTATAAAGTTTAATCTGTTTTCACCTTTGATGAATTTTCTAAGCTGATGCCACCCGGTGCTGAAATTACCTTGATACTTACACCTTACTTGCAGTGTGTCAGTTAAGGAATTTTCAAGAAAGGCAAGCTGTGAAGATTCTATGGCTAAAGTATGTTCACACGGGCTGCCTTGATGTTCAAAGGGTGAAGGGTGCATGCCAGTTAGCAGCTTATCATACACATTTAAATGGTGTGATACATCACGGTCACCATCATGGTTAAGATAGCTAACACCAGCACACCTGCCTACAGAAAGCTGCTTTTGTATTTCTAGCACTTCATCTTCTGGTGCAGATTTTCTACCATCAGTATGCTGGCTAGCTGCCACTTCTATACATTCATCTATGCTTTTAGGGTCATCTGCATAAGGTAAGTGCCACTGACCGGGCTGCAAGGTCTTAGGGTCACCCATGTAATAAGCATACTGCATAGCATCAGCCAGTGCCTTAAATTCTGGCTGTGCATCTTTGTGGCATCTTTGCCAAAACATATTATCAAAGTCTGTGGCAGTTAAAATAGCAGTGTGCCAGTTAAATGGTTCTAATAGTCGGTTAGCTACCTGCTTATGTAGTTTAAGATTATTAACTAAATAATTGACACGGGTAATAATAGATGTGCTGGCATCTTTCCATACTCTTTTAGCTTCATCTATTAAACCTTGTTCTAATTCATTACTAGCCTGCATGCCAGCTTGATTTAATCCAAAGTGAATAGGTAAAGCAGGGTTATCTAATATCTTTTGTATAATTACCTTAGAAGGTATAGCCCTGCTACTGGCACTATTCTTACTTATTACTTTATGGGTGTTTACTTCTGCTAGAATGTATCTATGAAAAGTAACTACAAAGGTGGTTAGCCTAACACCATTAGGTGCTACACTATCACATATTATTTGTGCTGATGGTTTATTTGTCATTTGTTTTGTTTCCTATAGATAAAATACCATTACCAATTTCTGTTTTATTGCTGCCATCTTCATTACTAATAGATACATTAGTAACTTCTGACACAGCTTTAAAGCCATCTTTATTTAACCTTTCTTGACGTTCTTTCATAGTTTTGCAGCCTTCTGCTGGCTGCCAGAAGGTTCTAGTGGCTTTCTTAAATCTTTCAATACAGGCAGCAGCCCGGTCTATAATGTGAAGGTTATACCATTCTGGTGCATTAAAGTAGCCTTCTGGCTGGTCAGCCATAGCATCAGCTAGCTTACTTAAATCTTTCTGTAACCATTCAAGCCTTTTACTGGTAGATGTGGCTGGTATATAGTCTAAATGCACTTGATGTTCTTTGGTGGTATGGCTGCCTATTTCAAGGCAAATGTAGCAAATTTCTGCACCTGCTTCTTTTCTGATATTTTCCAATATTTTAGGGTCAGCATCACATTCACGGTCAAGGGTGCTTAGATAGTTTGGATATAGATAAGTAATAGGCTTATGCAGCAGCCTAGCATATTCAATTTCTGACCGGGTGCTATCACCAATATAGCCACCTACATTAATTACAAAAACTTCATCAGCTAAGTCAATCTTACGCTTATGCAGTTCATCTAAAAAACCTTTTTCTGCTGGTGTTATGCCTACTGTTTCACCATGTGCTTCACCTAGTGCATGATGATAAAAGCCTACAGACAAGACTATTTTACCTTGCATGGTAAAATCAAAATTTGCCTGCACATATTGCTGGTAAAATTTAGTGCTACCACATAAACATACTATGGTAGGTATGCCCGTGTGCTGCTTTACTGCATCTAGTGCAGGTAGCAGTTTTCTTTTTTCATGTATTTGCTGGTCTGTCATTTTGTTTTTTTTTCCTTAGTATTTAATGAAGCTGGCAATAAAAAATAATATCACCAGCAGTAGTAACCATGTATCAAAACTTTTTATCATCTTCATCTGTTTTTACCTGTAAATCTACTATATGGGCATCACCACCTAGCACTATCAAGTTACCATCTTTATCTTTGATGGTCACAGTGCCAGTGCCTTGAAAGTATTTAGCTGGTGTCTTGCCAGCTTCTGCCTTGCCTTCTACCTTAGCACGGGCTTTTTCTGCCATAGCAATATAGCCTAGTGCTTTCTGGTTAGCTGCTTCACACACGGCTGGCAGTGGTCTAATACTTCTGGCAGCCTTGTTATAGTCAGTATCACCTACTTGCCTGCATATTTCTATGCAGAACTGGCAGAACAGCATAGCTGTGCCATCTGGCAGCACTACCTTACTTAAAATAATTTCAGTGCTGGCTGTTATCTGTGCCAGTTCAAAATGGCATAAATTACATCTAGGCATTTTGCCTAACTGCATATCACGTAACTGGTCAATATTGCCAGCATGTTCATATTCTGTATTTGGCATAATTTTATTGATTGTCAAAAAGGGTGCTTTTATCCTTCTTAATTGGTTTTCTACGTTTTTTGGCTGGTGGTAACTTCTGACCGCAAAAAGGGCAAAAGGTAAGCATGATAGCATGCACCACACATTCATTAGTGTGCCACCTTCTGCCACTGGCAAGTATTTTAGATTCTAAAACAGCATTTACAAAATGGGTGCAGCAGGCATTATCTATGCCCGGTAAATCATTTTGCATTTTTGTGGGATTTTTTACGGGCTTGCAAGGTGGTATCAGCTTCATCAAAGGTAGCAGCTATAGTGCCACTGATACTAACAGCCGTGCCATCAGGCAAAATAAAAGGTGCATACATAGCTTCTATAGTGTCACGCACTTCTTCTGCTAGATGCACCGGGCAAAGTATCACAAATTCATCACCACCATATCTAAACACACGTTCTGCCAGCTTATAGCGTGATGCTACCAGCTTTATCACGGCTGCCATGTTCTTTAGAACACCATCACCAGTAGTATGGTTAAGCACCTTATTGACAAATTTGAAGTTATTAGCATCAAATAAGATAACAGCAGTGCTTCTGTCAGCTTCTGCTGTAGGTCTGGCAAGGTCAAATGCCCTTCTATTAGCCAGACCAGTAAGCTGGTCAATATTAGCAGCCCGTTCTGCCTTGTTTCTTAAATCCTTACCTTCTGGAAAAACGGTATCAGCTACATACTTTCTGACAGTATGAAATAGTGGCTTTTGCGGTAAAATTGTAAATTCCATATATTTAAGGGTGGTGTTTAACACCAGAAGGTAAGCATAGCTTATCTGTGTTTAACGTGTCAAGTTAAATTTACAAAATGTCACCATGCTTACTTTATATACAAAAAATAATTTTCAGCCGTTTATATACTTACTAAACATAAAAGCCCGGTCTGACCACCGGGCTGTGCCATGTCAGCAAAAACAAAATGAAAAGCTAACACGTATGTATGAAAAGACCTTACTAAAATAAGCCACCACTGTCAATTAAATATTTCAGCCACTTGATATATTCAGCCACATCTATATGCTGCTGACTGTCAGCACCATACCAGAACACTGGTTCTTTATTAGGTTCTACAGCTATACACCATTCAAACCAGTATGGTGCTGCATCTTCTATGATTACAGAACCTAAGAACCATGTGCCACCCACAGGCTTGATGTAGAATGGTATAGGGTTATCTACCTGCATTTTTCTGATGTGTATAATGGCATTACGTATGCCAGAATTACCTATGTTATTGATTGTATGTTTCATTTTGTTCTTTTCAGGGTCAAAAAAGCCCGGTAAGTAAATTTATTAGATTTTTCATTATTACACCTGTGACATGCCAGCACATAATTACTATCTTCATCTTTACCACCATTAGCCTGTGCTATCTTGTGGTCAAGTGTAGCCAGTCTGTGCCAGTTTTCATAGCCAGTGCTATACTTCTTCATATCTTTATGCAAAATAGTCTTGATGCCACAGTAATGGCAGTAGGGAAAGGCTAGATAAAGCCTAAGCAGTGCTAGCCTTCTTTTAGCCAGCACAGTTTTAGATGCCTTCTTTTTTCTTTTCACCATTTATCTTTCTACCTTTCCTTAAACCTTTGGGTGTGTGCTTCATGGCACGGGCATTACATGCAGGGCAAAGCTGGTGCAGCTTGCCATAAGCCTTGATACGCTTTTCAGTGTGCCTATTATCAGCAGCCCATATACGTGTGATGGTCAAAGTGCCACCAGCCCTTACCATAGCAGCAGTAAGCCTAGCTGCACCATAGCTGCACAGTTCACCCGGTGCATGTGGTGCATGATTCAAGCCACAGGCTACATGGTCTGCCAGCCGTTCAATGGCAGCCCGTTTAGTGCTGCCTAAATAATGTGACACAGTAACACCCGGTCTATTACCTAGTGCTACTGTGCTGCATATTAAATAACATCTTTTGCTTCTGGTCATTTTGTTTGATAGCCTGCACTTTGCCATGCTGCCTGTAAAAATTCACTGCCAGCCTTCTTAGGTTCATCTATCTTTCTTAATGCCCTAAGCAGTTCTACTGTGGTGTCAAAATCTTGTGGGTAACAGTCTATCAAGCTGGTAGCAAGTTTAATTATTTCAGGGTCAGCATTTTTCTGGTCAGCAGATAAATTAACCACAGCTACCCGGTGCTGCTGTGTTTCATCTAAGACCACTTTAGGTGCTGCACCCGGTCTAATTTCAGTATGCCCTAAAGGTGCATCACCAGCTATAAATACCATGCTATCTGCTGGTATGCCCATAGCAGTATTCATGGCTGCATTAAGGTCATTATGGTAAGTAGCTACTGCTTTATCAGCTAGCTTTTCTACAGCTTCACTAATAAAACCACGTGCAGCTTCTTTGATAGCTTCACCTACTGCTTCTACAGTTTCTTTGACTTCACCAGCTTCTACAAAGTCAGCAGCACCCACCAGCATGGTAGTCTGTTCTGCTGCATCTTGCTTTCTAGCTTCTACACAAGTTTCTAAGGTGCAGCCAGACCATTCACAGCAGCCACCAGCTTTATGCAGCTTAGGTGCAGCTTTCTGTGCAGCCTTGTCAGCACGGGCTACTTCTTTGGCAGCCTTCTTAGCAGCTTTTTCTTCTACTGCTGCTTCTTCACGGGCATAAACTTCTGGAAAGATGATTCTATACAGTTCTTCACCTATCTGACCGCGATATTTATACAGCAATAAGCTGCCATAGCCTGCATCTGACCGGGTAAGCTGTGACTTGTTAGCCAGTGTATGCCCATATTCTACATCATTACGGTTAAAGCCAGCCATGTCATCACGTAAAGAACCATCACACACGGCTGCCAAATTTTGCAGGGCTTGATGAATAGCAGCTATTTTTTCATCTGACATGGTAGCAGCTTCTATGGCTGCTTTAGTTTTACGGTCTGGCTGAAAGCTGGCAGCACGGTCTAAAAGCCTTTCATAAGTGGCAGGCAAGAATTTACCAGCAGCATACATCAGTTCTACTGTATCAGCAGCTACATCAATTTTATCAAAGTGCTGCTTAATGGTGCTGGCAGCTACTGAAATATTTTCAGTAGCCCATGCACCCTGCTGTGGGTTATTCCATCTAAAGCCAGCCTGTGCAGCAAGGTGTTTTAAGTCAAAAGGTAAAACCAGTATAAAGACTGGCAAGCTGTTATTATTGGTAGTATGAAATAAATACATAATTTTGTTTTTCCTTTTCAGTGGGCTGGTTAAGCCAGCCCGGTCATTAGATTCTAAAGCCACCTACTTTTTCTACACCATCAGCAGTAACAGTGACTGTTAGATAAGGTGAAATAACTTTCAGGGTAACAGCAGCAGCAGGTGCAGTGGTAGCACTTGCCACCACCTTTTCTGCCACCTGTTTAGCCTTGCACCGGGCTACATGATACTGATAAGCCACATTGATATGCTTGCACTGTCTGCCATGCTTACGAATATTAGCAAAATCAGGGCAAGTGCAGGCTGCTAAACGGTTACCATTAGCTGCTACAGCAAAGGTTACCAGATACTGGCTGCTGGTGCTGGTGTTAGTAATGTAATACTGTCTAGCATTATCAGCTACCAGTTCTATTTTGAAGTGGTCAGACTTCTGTGGAAAACGAAATACATCAGGGTTAATTACCACAAATGCTACATTATTTACTGCTGATTGAATCATAATTTTGTTTTTCCTTACCAGTGAATGTGTCACTGTAAAATAAGAATAGCATACAAAATATTATCTTGTAAAGGAAACTTTACAAATATTTCAAAAAAAAATAGGCTGACACCTGCCAGCCTTCTTGAATTAGTTTTGCTCTATTTAATTATTTTTCATATATTGCATGCCTGCTGCTACTAAGGTAGGGTGCATATTTAATTCTTGCCAGTAATCAAGCTGTTCTTTGGCATCTACTAAGCTAAGTGTAGCTAATGAACCAGCACCATAATGTGCATAGATTCTAAAGCCACTGCTAGCACGGGCATCTTTTGCGATAAACCACAGCTTTAAGGTGGTTTGATTAGTAGAACCTATAAAATTTGACTGTTTAGCTGCATGTGTAATAAAGTTTGCCATTTTGTTTTGTTTCCTTCTGCCAGTGGCAGGGTAAAAGGGCTAGTGGTCAGCTAGCCCGGTTAGTAGTTTAGTAACCTTTGTAATTTTGATTAAAAAATTCATCAGTTACCCATTTATCTAAAGCTAGGTAAGTGCCACAGTTTCTAGCACCAGCTTGCACACGTAAAGTAAAATCACCTATGGTGTATTCAGCTATGTCTTGTGAAGTAGCTGTAGAATAATTGTTATCTTCAAGGGTTACACCTTCTGTTTTTAGCACAGCAGTTACCCATGCCTTCTGCTTATCAGTTAGAACAAAGTAAGCTAGCTTCTTGCCTTCAAATTTGATACGCTGACCATCTTTTTTCATGCCACCAATAAAAGACAGTTTATGGCTTTTTCTGGCAGTTTCAAAGAACATGGCACACAGGTCTGCACTGGTGGTAGTAGCAGCCTGCTGCTGTGCAGGCTGTTCTACTAGGTTATATTTAGCTAAAACTTCTTTAGATGATAAATAAAAGTATTCAATCTGGCTTTTATCTTGTGACCAGAATTTAACTTTGATAGATTCAAAGCCCGGAAAATCAGCTATAGTGATGGTTCTGCATGGTTCTGCTTTACTGACATATACATAAATTTCATCACGCACTTTCAAGCCTTTAACCGTGCCTATGAATTTACCACCACCTTCAAAGATGTTAGATATACTGGTTTTAATTTCTTCACCAGTCTTAGGGTTATAATAATAAAATCTATCAGGGCTGTGCATAGTTACCTACCTATTCAAAATTTAGCAACAGTGGCTGCCATGTTTAGAAAGGTAACATAAAAAAATCAGCTTGTAAAGGAAACTTTACAAGATTTTTAATTATTTTTCTAAGATGAAATTATTTAAGCCACGTATGTAGCAGTTAGAAGCAGGTGATAGCAGCACTAATGATTCTTTGCATCTAGTCATACCTACATAAAACTGCCTGATAACTTCATCTTTGCCTTCTACAGTAGCATAGTTATCATAAGCCCGTTTAGATATGTCAGGCATTAAATAGACTACATCAGCTTCACCACCCTTAACAGAATGAATAGTGCCAATAACTATTGGTGGTGTCATCTTTAAGGCAGCTACCCGGTGCTTTTCTATAATATTGCAGATGTAATCAAACTTATTTACATTAGCTTTTTGCAGGTGGTCAATAAACCAGCCTAGATGCCCATTCACCATCTGCACAAAATCTTCTGGCTGTTCTAACATTCTGGCAAATTCTAAGGCAGTGGGTGGCTGGTCAGCTTCTTCTATCTGCTTACCTGCACCACGTTTTAAGAAAGTAGATATAGACATAACTGAAAGCCAGCTATCTAGTTCTTCTTTTGTCCATAACTTGGCATCTATCATACGCTGCCAGCTTTCTGCATCATTCTGCACTTTCCACCCTTTTAAGCTAGGTGCAAGGTAGGCAAGTATGGCAGCTACACCTTTGCCTTGCCCTAATGGTGACCAGTCACCACGTTTTTTTCTAAATGGATTATGAAAGGGTAAGCCAGCAGACCTAAGTGCTGATTTAAGATTATTCAGCATGTAAGCACAGCTTGCCAGAATCATTATAGTTTTACCCTGCCTTAAATAATATTCTGCATCTTTTAATAAATTATCTACCTGTATGTAGTCAGCATCTGGTAACCATCTGCTTTCACCTAGCACCGGGCTGCCATCTTCATTAATACGTGGCTTATATTCTTTCTGCTGCCTGTTAGATAATCTTTGCACCCACCTATTAGCCACCTTATGCACTACCTGTGGCACACGGTAAGACTGTGTAAGAATATGCTTATGACTGTCTGGTATCTTAGCACCATAGAAAGTTTCTGCTGATGCACCCTTAAAGCCATATATGCACTGGTCATCATCACCAGCTACTATAAGATGTTCTGTAAATTTACCCCACTTTCTGACTAATGCCCATTCAAGTGCAGTTAAATCTTGTGCTTCATCTATAAACATTACATTAGGGTTACCCGGTGCATAAGGTATTTTATCAAGTGCCAGTGCTATCATGTCAGTATAATCTATGCTATTGGTATCAGCTTTGAATTTTTCCCACCTAGCTGCAAATTCTTTTACAGTGGCTGATGCCCACAAGTCAGAACGTCTTGCCCTTTGAAGCTGATACCGGGCTAACATTTCATTACCTTCACCACCTTCATCTATTTGCCCATCATCATGTGGGTTATCTACATCAGTGCCAGCCTTGCCTATGCAGAACTGTGGGTGCTTCTTATTCCATTCAGCTAGTAATTCTTTGTCAGTTTCCAAAATTCTAGGCTTGCCTATGGCACGGTAAGCATGTGCATGCAGGGTAGCCACCTGTTCTTTTTTTAAGGGCAAGTCACGGCTGACTAATTCTTGTGCAGCAGAAGTGGTAAAGCTGGCTACTAAAATATTATCACTGCCATGTTTTTGGGCTGCCAGCTTTATCTGTCTGGTCATGTAGGTGGTTTTACCACAGCCGGGTGAACCATAAATCTGGTGTTCACCATCTTGATTTTCATATTCAAAATTTTTCATATATCCACAGCCTTTGTGTTACACGCACGTGGGAAAATATACAGAATATACATATTTTCACCTTGCCAGACACATAGTAAAATAAGGCTACTACACATAATGTGTATATTTCTATACTTTTTATTTGAAAAGTGTATATCTACCTTATCTATCATGTTTATCTATAGTTATCTATGCTTGTGCATGCTTATCTATACTTAATTACACATTTATTTCAGATTTTCAAAAACAAAAAATATTTTCCGCGCATGCGCGAAACTATTTATATTTGCCAGCATATTCAATTTCATCAGCTTCTTCACCACGTTCTTTCACAGCACCTGCTGGCAGCCATTCTGGTGGCAGACAATAAACAGAAATAGATTTTTGCTTATCACGTTCATCTTTTACATTGAATACTTCACGGTCAGCTTGCAGCCGTTTTAAGATGTTCACAAGGTCTTTTTTTTCTTTTTTGTAGCCATACCTTCTTTTTGCATATTGCCACAGTTCTAGGGCATTTATGGCTACTTTGCCATTTATCACAGCAGGTGCATGTGCAGCAGCATTTGCCCGGTGCTGTTTTTCGCTAATGTTCTTTATCATCTTTTCATCTATGTAAGTTTCAAGAATGTCACGCACTTCACCCACTTCTGTAGCTTCATCAGCTACCACCACTTCATCAGCAAGGTCTGCCATCTTCTGTGCAGCAGCTTCATAAATAGGTTCTTTCATTTTTCTGACCACCTTGCTGATAGCATTAAACACATGCCTTCTAAATAAATTCTGGTCAAGTAAGCCTGCACCATCACCAAAGTTTTTATGTTTCCCACCTTCAAAGTAAATAATAAAAGCTGGTGGGTCAGATAAATGCTTTTCTATCCTTTCTATCTTGATGCCTAGCATGGTGAATAGGTCACGTTTTAAGCCTTCTTTATCAGTAGGGTCAGTAGTGCGTTTAGCTGCCTGCACTTTTTGTCTTTCTGCCTGCATGCCATTACGTGCTTCTGCTATGGTTCTTTGCAGGTAATCAAGCCTTAGCTTTTCATCATTATGCTTTCTTCTGTGTGCTATCAGTAAATTACATACAGTCTGGTCATCTAGCCCTGCACCCACTGCCATATTAGCTAAGGCTATATCATAGCTGCTAGCTGATGTATCTTGCAGGTCTTTTCTGGTTCTAGTCCATGTGCTTTTGAATTTTGGTATATTATCGCTAAGTGCTTCAAAAGTTTCATTATCAATAGTGGCAGCAGGGTCAATATCAATACTAATATCATTATAAGGTGTGGCATTTATCTTAGGTGTGCTGCTGCCATTCATGGCAGGTGCTGTGACTGTTACCCGGTTAGCAGCCCTTACATCATCTAAGTAGTCATTAAGCTGACCGGGTGTGTATCTGGCTGTGTCATCAAATGCCAGCAAGGTAGCTTCTACAGGGCTGCTTTCTATTTTCCAGTTCAAGGTAGAAGGCACACGTAAAACACGGGTAATATCTTGTGTAGCATCAAGGTCATAGCCTAGCTTGCCTGCTTTCCATTTGAACATTTTTTGCCATGATTCTATTAACTTCATGGCAGCCTGCCTAGTTTCTTCATCAGTAAATTCTATGAAGTTTTTCAGCAGCCAGTAGGCATGTATGCCATAGCCACTGAAAACGATAATAGAAGGCTTAATAGGTATGCTGGTTACAAATTCTACAGCTTCTTCTATAGTAGCTGGTAGATTATTCTTTTTATGGGCTAATGAATTTTGTATATCCACATCTAGGTGGATACTGCCTATACCTAGCACATCAGTTAGCTTACCCCTACCTTTTTTCAGTTTAGGTAATGTGCCTACACAAAAATACACATCAGTGCCTTCTGACTTAGGTGCTGTGGCATAATTGGCAGCTTCTTCTATGCTGGTAAAAAAGTTATTACGCTTACTATCTTCTGACCTGTTTAGTGTCCATACCAGTATATTATGGTCTGCTGGTTTGCTACCAAAGATGGCAGTAAGAAAGTCTAAAGCTGAATTAGACATAATTAGTTATAATGTATGAAAGATTACAGAAAGGTTTGAAGGTTAAAAAAGGGTGGCATAAGCCACCCTAGCTGCTGGCTTTACGGTCAATTAAAAAGGGTCACCATCTGCCACTACACCAGCTTCTACTGGTTCTTCTGCACCACCTGTATGGGTGGGCATATCATCAAGGCTTTCACTGGTTACATCTTTTTCAGCATAACCCTGTTCTATGGCATCATCAGCATCTAAAGCCATTTGAAAAGGCACACGTAATTCACGCACCTGCTTAGTTTCTTCTGCTGACAATTTACGCACCATCTTAGGCACTATCTGGCTGTAATCCTTAGCAGCCTTGATTTTGACCAGACTAAGCCCGGTAATGACACCTAAGTAGCTAAGTCTGCTACTTGCCAGCCGTTTGAAGTAGTCTTTAATGGGTGTGATGCTGGTAGCTGGCACACGGATAAGAACAGGCAACACAGAATCTACAGGCAAGAAAAGAATAAATCTTTTATCTTGACAAGCCTTTCCACCACCCTGTGGTGCAGAACCAAAAACATTATGTGGACAAGTGGCACATAAAAAGCCACGCTTACCACCACTGTCTGGCACTAACACTTCACGTGCATAGGCATTAGCCTTGCCATCAGCCACTAACTGTTCTTCTTTCTGGTTCAAGTGCTTATTAGGGTTACCAATACCATGCACCATATCATTACTTTTACAGTCTGGCTGTTCTTTGCCACCACTTTCTGCATAGGATTTAACCCACCAGCTTTTTTTATCAGCCCATGCAATAATGATGCCTTGCAGTTCCTTAGTTTCTACTTCACCTTCTTCTGCTGCTGACATGACTGACCATGAAGTAGCACCACCAGAAGGTATTTTAACCTTATCTAAGTCTGCCAGTGTAAGCTGGCTACCACCAAAGTTTTCTTCTATAATTTGGGTAAATTCAGCAGCACCATCAGAAGATAATGCCAGCACATCACTTTGCTTTACTTCTAAAGCAGTTTGTTCACCAGTGCCTTCACCAGCACCTAATTCTTTTTTATTTGCCATTTTATTTGTTCCTATGTAAATGTGTTCATGTGTGCATGTGTCACATGTGATTAAGTTAAACAGCTACAGGCTGCACATCTGCTGGCTTTGCATTAAGCCATGCTTGCCAGTCATCATATAAGGCAGTAGCACCACCTTCATATTCCATTAATTTAGCCAGTTCAATGATATTTTGAAACTTAGGCATAAACTTGCCATTTTCCCATAAACTAACAGCCATACGTGAAGTGCCTATGCTTTCTGCTACATCTTCTTGTGGCATGGGTGGCTTGATGTTTTCAATATCCACAGGATTAGGCAGGGCTTGTGATGCGTTATTACGCCAAACTAACAAAGGGTTAGCTGCTAGCCAGTCATCTGTGGTTAAAAAAGTTAAAGTTTTTGTATCCATATAATTTTGGGAAAAAGGGCAAAATCATTAAAACACAGTCTTGCCCTTTTGTAAAGTTTAGTTTACACCTTTTGCTAAAGCCTTCAATTTATTTTCTAAAAATTTAATCACATCTTCTTTATTTTGAAGGGCTTGCACTATATCTTCATCTACAGTATTTTCAGCTACAATATAGATATTAAGCACACTGTTCTTTTGTCCGGGTCTGTCTAATCTGCCTAAAGATTGCACATATTCTATCAAGCTATGCCCGGTGCTGTAGTAGATACCTATATGGGCTACTTCTTGCAGACCATCTACACCCGTGCCACCTGCATTAATCTGGCAGCCTAAAAGGTTTATCTTGCCTGCCTTAAAATCTTCTTGCTGGTCAATAGCACCAGAAATTTCACCATAGGTATAGCCAAGTTTAGTAGCTAGTGCTTTGATGCCACGTAAATCTTCTGTGAACCGGGCATAGACCACCACAGGTGTGTGCTGTGGTATGTTTTCCATATCAGGCAGGTCATTTAGAATATCTTCTAAGGTATCTAGCTTACTGGTATCTATTCTGATAACTTCATCAGTGTCATCTATCTTAGTAAAGCCACATGCCATCTGCTGTGCTTTCAGCAGCTTCACTAAGATGTTATCAGCACTTACTACACCTTCATCAAGGCTTACAAAGGCATCACGCCAAAAGGTGTTATACATTTTCTGCAAGCTGCTATCTAAGGTGCAGTAATAGGTTTTATGTCTGGCAGGTATCAGATTAAGCACAGCCTTATCTACCTGAAAGATGTAAGGTGCTACTTTCTGCATCATTTTATCTTGATTTTTATAACCCAAAATTTCACGGTTATTAACACCACCCATGTAGCAGTATTCATCTTTGAATTTAGCAAAGCTAGTGCCATATACAGCAGGGTCAATAAAGCGCATCTGTGCATAAATATCTACTGGCTTGTCACCAAAGAAGGTAGCAGTAAGTGCAGCTACACAAGCTACCTTTTTACGTAAGGTCTTTAAGAACATGCTAGCCTTGCTGCCAGCAGCCTTAGCCACATGGCTTTCATCAGCTATCAGTAAATCTACTGGCTGTTTCAAAATCCATGACTTAAACGGGTCACGCCAAATACTTTGATAGTTAGTGACCAGCATAATGGGCTTACTGGTATCTTTGGCTGCTTCTGCTGCCAGCTTCATATTCTTAGCTACACTGCCAGTATCAAGCTGCACTACATTTATCTGACCGGGTGCAAAGGTCTGCACTGATTTTTTCCAGACTGACACAGCTTTCTTTTTAGTAACCACCAGAATGAACTGGTGACCACGTAACAAACTTAAATCTACATTTAGCTTAGTCTTGCCTGTGCCAGTGGGCATATTGAAAATAACAGCAGGCTGATTTTCAGCAAATTTCAGTGCTTCACCTTGATGATGCCATGCTACACAAGTAGCATCACAGGCATGTTTCTTGACCTGCTGTGCTTCATCTTGCTTTACCATGAAGTCATACAAAGCATAAAAACCTTTATCACCAGCTAAGTCTGCATCAGCTTCTTTACACATTTCATATAAATTTCTGATAGCACCTACAGTAGCAGGCATTACATAAGACTTGCTAGCCTTATGCCACCGGGTGGCTGGCAGTTCTTTAAGCTGTTCTTTTACAGCCCACGTGTCACCAGACACAAACAAGTTACCATTAATAGTTTTGATGTTAAGCATAGTTTTCTACCTTATAAGAATGATAATTAGGTGCATTGAATCTTCTAAGCCATTTGCACTGTGCTGACCTTAATGCAGCTTGTGCATCACGTGCAGCAGTAAAGCTGGTAAAGATTTTACCATTAGCTTGACATGAAATTTTATACACTGTTAAGCCATCACGGTCTGCTATCCATTCAGCCCGGTCTAAGTCAGACATAGCAGCTATAACCTTTTTAGCTTCTGCTGCTGGTAATTTTAATAGGTCTGCATGTTTCATAATATTAAAAGCACAAAGGGTGCTACTAGAAGATAGTAACACCCTTTTTAATTCTTGTAAAGGAAACTTTACAAAATTATTCAATTATTTTTAGGCAGCCGTTTTACCTTTCTTCTGTTTTGAAGGTGGCACGGGCTTGCCTGCATTACGTTCGCGGGCTGCTGCCACAGACAAAGCATAGATTTTTTTGGCACTGTCAGCTTGTAACTGCACTTTTCTGATGAAGTTACTGATAGTGTTTCTTTCTTCTTCTGTAGAAGTCAGCAAAGTGATAGCTGTGTTTTTCTTATCACGGCTGGTGGCTGCAAGACTGTCAGCAAGTTTGACTACTGATTTTAATTCAGCATCTGCATCAGTGCTGGTGACCGGGCTGGTGTTTTCTACTGCATTAGTAGCTTCTGTATTTTCTACTGGTGACATATTTTTAATTTTCCTTTTAGTTTTATTTGCCAGTCTGGTGGCTGGCTGGTTTAAGTTATAAGCCACCACCGGGTGGCTTGTCAAGGGTAAATGACTAATCATTTATGTTTTTCACAAAAACTTTCACCATCTTCTGCTTTATTGTAGCAGTTATCTGCTTCACAATATAATAAATCTTCACAGGTGGCACAATAACTACCATCTTCTTCTGCTTCATTTTCACAATTTAAGTTTTCACAGTAGGTGGTATAATCAGTGGTGTCATCTGCATCTTCATCACTAGCTGGTGCTTTATAATCAGGGTAATTTTCATCTAAGAAAATTCTAATATCATCATACTTGTCATGTATCTGGTGCAGTTTGGCTATATCGTAATTTTCTTGTGCTACAGCAGCCTGCCATAGTTTATCATCACGGTAAGAAAGCACTGTATCAGTTACAAGCTGGTTTAAGGTCTGTGGGTCAAGTGCATCTAATTCCCATGACATGTCACCATATTTAGCCTGATATTCTTTGAATCTACTATCTAGCACTTTGGCATAATTTGGTGGTGGGTTATATCTTTCAATTTGTGGCATATTAAGTGCCATACGCTTAACTTCTACACCACCCATGAATAAAGATAAACGGTCAAAAATATCACGGGTCATATCTAAGCCACTAGGGTCATGGTCACCATGATGTAAAATTAAGGGTGTTTGACCGTTCTTTTTGTAACTAAGCAGCCTGTTAGCTGCCACATACATTTCAGAAACACTGGTGTAGCCCTTACAAGCAAAGAAGTCTATGCCTAGCTGATTACATGACCGGGCAAATACACCTTCTAGTGCTTCTTTTTCTATCCACACTTCAATTTTGTATTTTTGCTTAAATCTAGGGTCAGACCATTTATCAAGATGGTAGCCATAAGGCACTAAACTAAGTCTATCTTTAGGGCTTTCATAAGTAGCCAGCCCTTTCAAATTTCTACCCCTATCTACTAGGTGTGACCAGTCAATATAGCCAGCTAACCGGGCATCATTCATTAAGCTGCCTAAGTTATCATAGCTTTCTTTTTTATTTTCAATTTCATCAGCACTGACTAGCTGATAGTAAAGCTGCCTTAAAGTCATATCATAGCCTTGCTGGTGATACCTTTGTAAAATCTTTTCACATTTGTCAATTAAGACTAGGCTGGCATGCCTAAAGTTTTTCTGTATATACGCTTTTTTCATTTTGTTTTTAATGGGTGGTAGCTGCCACCCGGTCAGAATTTGATAGAACCATTTGTAACCATAAACAAGATTACATCAGTTAAACGGGCAAGCTGCTGTGCAGTATGGTCAGCATGCACACCATATTCTATCTTAGCAGCTATGTCTTGCAGTTCTGCTACTACATTTCTGCCAGTCAGAATACTTTTTGCATCTATCAGACCTACAGACTTTTCAGCCTGTAGGTTCTTTACTTCTTGTGGTGTGGGTGTAAATTGTTTCATATACGCATGCCACCTATCTTTTCAGAATCACCCTTTTCTGGTTTGCTGTAAAGGGCATTATCTTGTTCTTTACGTTCTGCTGCTGCTTCACCTACAGTGGTGTCAGTATTGCCAGCTACCTTTGCATTAGGGTCAGCAGTTACCACTGGTTCATCACTGGTCAGTTCTGCTATCTTTTCTACTGACATGCTGGCACGTAACTTATCAGCAAAGCTGCTGCCAGCTTCTGACATGCTACAGCCTACTGGTTCTTCACCTATCACGCTGCTTACCAGTTCTGGCTTTAGTTCTATGGCATCAGTAGTATCTTCTTGTGTCACAAGCTGTGCCACCATACGCATCTTAGCTGCTGCTTCTGTTCTACTGCCTAGCAAGAAGTGTTCATACTGCAAGGTCAGCAAGGTGATATTATTTTGTAAGTCAAGTATGCTGGCATGAATCTTAGCCCGGTTAATTTCACAAGTCTTAATATATTCATTTGCCTGTATTAAATCAGGGTTATTAATTCTGGCAAGGTGCTTTTGTTCATTACGCACTTTGTCATTCTTAAACCGTTCATCTGACCAGATAGCCAGCACTATGGCATCTTCTACCCGTTTAGCATCTTCACGGGCTGTAGCTATGTCATGTTTAGCAGTAATAGCTGCTACCATCTGGCTAGCCAGTAATTCACGGGCTTGCATAATCAGTTCTAGTGTCTTACTAGATTCTGTAATATTTGGCATTTTGTTTATTTTCCTTTAGTTAGATTACAGCACTACAAAAACTATAATCATAGATAACAGAAAACCTAAAAAAGTGGCTGACAGTGCTAAAAATAAATAGTGTTTCATAGTGGTGCTGGTAATTACTACCATACCTAAAGATACCATCTTGCTGGTTATCTGTCAAGTTTATTTTACAATATGTCATCTTGCCAATTTTAGCACCAATAACAAAGGGCTGCCAGTGTTTGCTAGCAGCCCTTTTGCCTATTCAGTTTTTAACTATGGGTCAGATAAAGCCACTTTTGTGGCTGGTCACCTTTCCATAATTTTCAAAGATTTTTTGTTTTTTCGCTTTTCGGATTTTTTGACCTTTTGCCCGGTCATGGCTTTTTTCAGTATATCTAAAATTTGCAGCTTCTGTGCTGCTGGTGACCTTGCCAGCTTTCACTGGTGCAGCCACACTAACCGGGCTTTTAGATGGTTCTGCTAAAGCAGAATATGAAAAACAGAACAGCACGGCAAGTGCAATAAATAAAATCGTTTTCTTCATCTGGTTCTTTCCTTATGCTAGTATTTGGCAATATCACAGACAAACTACCACAGCTTCTGTGGATACGTCAAGATAATTATTTGCTGGCAAAGATGGCAGCTATGATGCCTACAATGACACCAGCCAGACCTACATATACAGTTCTTCTGTTAGCTGCTGCCACCTTATCTTTCTGCCTTTGCACTTCTTTTTCAGCCCGGTCAAGTGCTGACCTTAGCTTAGTAGCAGCATCACGTTCTTCTTGCAGGGCTGCACGTATTTCTTTTACTTCTACCTTAGCTTCATCACGCTGCTGCACCAGATTATTAATTCTTTCTTTGTCCACAGCAGTGGCTGACTTAGCATCTGATATTTCTTTATCAAGGCTTTTGATGTGGGCTAAGGCTGCATCACGCTGCTGCACTAAGATAGCTTCACGGTCAAGGCTTTCACGTAATAGCTGCTTAGTTTCTATTAGCGTTAAAGGCTTGTTTTGCCCGGTTACTGGCATCACGTAACTGGTCATCATCAGTGCCAGCATTATCATTACGGTTAGGCAGCTTCTGGTTAAGTGTCTTATTAAGGTTTTCACGGGTGTTTCTGCTTTGCTGTTCATCATCAGCCAGTATTTTTTGCTGGTTTGCTTGTTTCTGTATAATGGTGTTTTCATTTTGTTGTAGTTCCTTTTGTTTATTTGCTGATATGTTTGCATTAGCTTCATGCTGGTTAGCATTTACCTCACTGGCATTAGCAGCATTTTTATCTTTATTCTGCTGCCTTTGATAGTTATAGTTATGCAGCACATCTAAAACCTTGTGAATACCGTAAAAAAGCATAATAGCACCTAGTATGATTATTACGGCTGTAATTATTTTATGTTTATTTTGTGGGTTCTGTATCCACAGTAATATGCTGTTTTTGTCCATCAGTATCACCTTTGCTTTCTGCTTCATTTTCCCATACAGGTAACATGAATTTTGTTAATTCTATTATGGTTACTTCTGGTATATCTAAGCCATTCAGAATCAAAATTCTTTGCATGCCTAGAATAAGATTCTGCTGTGCCATTATCTGATTAATAGCTTTGTGGTTTATCTGGCTAGCTTCTTTAATTTGTTCACGGTATCTAGTTTCTTTTTCAAAATGTTCTGCCTTAGCCCGGTCAGCTTGCAGCTTATACCATGCTTCTTTTTCATCTAGCAAGTCTTGCTGCTGCTTTTCTAGCCTTTCTTGTTTGGCAGCTTCAATTTTTAAGACTTCATCAGCAGTTTTGATAGTTTTATTTCTACCTTCTAGCCATTTATCTACATATTTGACAGATATGGCAGCTAATGCACCAGCCAGCACAGAAGTAATGGCAGGGTGGTCAGTCATAGTATCTATGATAGCAGCACCTTCACCTGCCAAAAAAGCCAGCACTACTATAGCCACATTACTGATATGTGTGTAAAACAAATTAATCATATACTTAGTAGTCATTTTTATACTGCTGGCTGTATATTAAATGAACATATTCAGGTGTTAATAGGATGTTACACAGAACGTGTAAAGATACTGTATTTTATCACACCTTGCTATATCCATCAAATATATTTAATACAGAAAAAAGCCCTAAACGCATTAAAGGCAAAGACTAAATACATAGGCGCAGATAATGCCCGTGCATCACCAGCTATGACACCCATAAACAAAGTGAACCATATAGCACCTTTTACAAGCAAGATGTGCTTTCTAATCCACAGACTGTCTATGCAAATGAACTGCCATTCAAAACGTGCCTTATCAAAATATAAAGATAATAATTGAATGGTAGCTATAATCATAAAAATTATAGCCCATGTTTTTTCAGTGCCTATGGCAGCCATGATTTTATACACGGCTGATACTTCAAAAGTTTCATTACACCATAGCCAGATACCTAGTAAAAGCATTAAGCTAGCACCCTGCACTTCTACTGCATGTCTGCCATCTACATACATACAGCAGATTTTCTTAAATATGCTGGTATTTTCTGCACACATAATTTAACCTTCTTTTTCTGGTTCACCATAAGTAATTACAGGCTTACCTGTATCTAGTAACTTAGCTGCAAAAGCCTGCATCTGGCTAGCTGGCACTGATGCCACATTAATTTGTGCAGGGTCTTGTGCTGCCTTTAAGTTTGCCATATCACGTTCATGGTCACGCTGCTTTTGTGCTTCTTCTGCCTTAGTTTTATTGTCTTGAATTTTCCAGACTATCACCACTATAGCAATAATAACTAAAGCACTGACTATTAAAGCTGTAGGATTTTCAGCAAAGGCATTACGTGTGCCATACCAAAGGTCTTGTGTAGCAGTGCCTACCAGTGCAAAGAAGGCTAAGATGGCAGCCCACATACGTTTATACCATGCTTCTGGCTTTGTTTCTGTAGTAGGCAGCATTTGCACCGGGTCTTTATCACCACCACCTTTTACTGGCTGCTGTGCTGCACCACTACTGACCGTGTTTTCTTCACCAGTTTGGATAACTAACCCACCTGCTGCACCTACAGGTAAAGCACCTGCTGGCACGGGTGCTACTTGCCATGTACTTTCATCTTCATGGTCTGGTGTAGTAGTGGCAGCAGGTATAACTTTAGATACAGCTATATCTATACCACGTTCTTTTAATAAATAAGAAAATTCTACCATTCTACCTAGAACATCACGCCCATAGTCTTTACCTGTGGTGGTTCTATCAGGGTTACCAAACTGCTTAAATGATGGGTAAGCCCTGCTAGAACCAGTATTATATGAAGCTGCCAGTGTCCACAGAAACTGCTGCAAGGTTCTTTCACCTTGCCACATTCTATTAAGTTCATCACGTTTTTCATCTAAAATACCAGTACCGTGCATAATAGATTCTGCTACGTTCTGCCACCCACCAGATAGACACCATTTTTCATCAGTGTTTATATCTACCTGCATGATACCATAGCCATTATAGACCGTTCTGCCTAACCGCTTATTATATCTATAATCACCCTTCATGTTATTCATGTTAGTTTCACGTGATGCTATAGCCATAAGTAAGGCTAGTGGAAAATCATAAGCCTTAGCAGCTTTAGCAAACATGGGTATGTAGCCACGCTGTAGTGCTTTTTCAAAGTGCTGGTTAATAAATTTTCTAATTTCCATTCTTTTGTGTTTCCTTTTTATTATGGGATAGATAAGCCATATTCTGCATTAAAATAAGCATTTATATTTGTTCTTTCTGTGCTATTTAGCACGGTGCTGCATATAACTATTTCAGCTACCCTGCCTGCATAGTTATTACCTACATTACATCTACCTATAAATGGTGTAGTTGGAAATAAAGGTGTGGCAGTAACAGTGCGTTTAGCTACATTATTAAGTCTGTGTATAAAATTATTAGTACCAGATTTTGCTTGAACATTATAGCAGTAATAGTTAGTAAAGCTAAAGCTATGGGCAAAATTATATCTACTACTTTGAAAAGCATCATCATAGATGTTAATGCCATCACTAAAAGGTATATGTGGGTTCAAGCCAGAAGTACCCATACCATGAAGCTGTGAACCTACACCAGCACCACCAGACGCATCTGGCTTTGTTATGTAAAATATTTCACATTCAGTTAAGGCTGCCATACTAGGTAAAGTATAATTAGCTACATTAGTGGTAAAATCCCATATAGCTTTACCATTTAAAATACCAGTTCTTTTAACTGCATTTGCAGCAGTAGATACACTGTTACGTGCATTACCAGACTGGTCAAGTAAAGACGTAACAGCACTATTATCTGCACCTGCCTGCAATTCTGCTTTATACCTAGCCCACAAACCTGCTAAGGTAGGAAAGCCAGCACTAATAACTGCATATCTATAAGGCTGTATCATAACGCACCATTAAAGTAAATTTTAAGACCTTTGGCAGCACTGCCAGCTTGCACAATATCTATCTGTATTTCATCACCTGCTATAAAACTAATAGCACCAGTCAGCACATAAGCTGTAGCTGCTGTAAGGCTGGTTTTTTCACCATTATCAATAGTTAATTGTGTGGTAAAAATAGTGCTGCCATTCTTTTTAATATTGACAGTAACTAAAGTGCCACCACCAGACACTGTAGATAAGCCAGCCATTACGCTACTTAATGTGAAAGGCACTTGCACATGAAAGATAGCAGCAGCAGTTTTGATAGCTATAGCTGTATCTTCATCTGATACAGCCACACTATCATAATAGCCCGTGCCAGCACTTATAGTTATCCATGCACTGTTAGCTGCATTACGTAACTTTAAAATGTTAGCAGTGGTATCATACCAGTATCTGCTAGCACCTAAACTACTGGTAGGGTCAACCGTGTTAAAGTAAACCATTTCATGCAAAGCACCGTTTGCTGCTGTAAAATCTTTATGTTTCATATTTTATAAACCACTCATTACTATTTCACCATCATCTGACCATACAAATTCTGGTGGTGCGCCACCATCATCACCTGTGGTTACTGGTTCTGATGTACCAGCACCAGCAGTAATAAGGATAGTGCCAGCAGCATCATTATAAGTAATGGTAATATTTGTGCCAGCTACTAAAGTAGATGCCATAGTATCTTGCACTACTTCTGTATCTAAAGACAGATTAAGAACATTACCAGCATCATTATAACTGGCATTAATACCAGAACCAGCAGCCACTAAAGCACCTACTATATCTTGTATAGCTTCTGCATCTACAGATAAGGTAAAACTATTACCAGCATCATTATAACTAGCATTTAAGCCCGTGCCATTAACCACAAAGGTGGCTAACATGTCTTGCATAAATTCTGTCAAATTAGTAGTGTTAGTTTCTACAGTTAAGGTGTTACCAGCATCATTATAGGTCAAGGTAATATAAGTGCCTTGAACTAAAAATGTAGCTAGCATGTCTTGTATAGCTTCATTACTTATACTGGCTGCTGGCTGCCATTCAATTAAGCCAGTAGTAGGATTATATAACGGTGCATTATTAGTGCCAGTAGGTGTGCCAGTTACTGGCACACTACTTATGCTAGTAGCATTACCTGCTGGTGGTGCTACATAAGTGCCACTACCTGCATAAGCAGGTGCATGAATAGTTACACCACTTCTAGCACTGCCATGTGTAAGTGCTGCATAACTGGTAACACCATCACGGGTGCTGTATAATTGAAAAGTTAAGGCATTAGCTAAACTACCACCATTATCTATAGTTTCTTGTGCATTAGTATAAATATAACTTTCAGTAACTAAGTCTGATACCGTTCTAAGAAGTGTGCCAGCCTGATTAAATATTTTTAAGGTATATTTAGCACCACCTTCTAAGCCCACAGATGCAGTATTTTGTAATATTACCGTGCCTTGTCTAACCCTATCACGGTGTGACCATGCTACTGTAATATCACCACTACCGGGTATGCTGCCATTATAAACTGTGTTAATTCTAAGATTACCCGGTGCGTAAGGTCTTACACTTCTGTAACCCATAGCCTTAGAAATCATAGCAGCACCAGCTTCATCTAACACGCCTTGCAGTGTTCTGGTTAAGATTTTTGCATAGCCTGTAGCACCTGCTACATAGTTTGCTTCACTTCTGGCATCACCATAAGAAAAGAACCATGCACGGGCTGCTGTGGTAAAAGTCTGTGGTGTAGTATCAAGCAAACCACGCCACACATTATTAAGCTGATAGTTACCACTGACCAGTGTGAAAGATTCAAAAGCCATAATTTCTACTTTTGAACCTTCAATAACTAGAAACAAGTTTTTGCCATTTGCTATTTCAGTGGCTGTAGCAGCACCTAGCTTATCTAAATTAGATGCACCTGTAGCATTAATTACCAGCACACCAGTATTATCTTTAGCAGCAGTAAGATAGGTATAAGCTGCATTTAATAGCCCTGTAGGTGTGTAGTTATTATTTGGGTCATCTACATCATAAGTAACATTATCAAGACTGGTCAACATATCAAAGCTAAAGCTACCACTGTTAGGTGCTAAAGCCATTAACCATAATCTAGCTGTTTCATCACCAGCTAGCATATAAGGCAATTCATCAAGTAAGGTAGTGGCAGTAGCTACAGGTGCTACAGAAGGGCTAGTGCCACTGGTGGTAGGTGGTGAAGCTACTATAGCAGACTGGCTGTTAAATAAATCTTCTATAGCTTCTATTTCTATTACAGGGTTAGTAGGGTTACCTATCCTAAGCCCGGTGCAGCGCATCACCATATTTACTATGGCATTACCATTATGGTCTTTTATTCTTTTAGTAGAAAATTTAAACGTGCTACCAATGGCAGTTTTATAACCTTTATTACTTATCTGAAAAGTGACCTTAGCCAGTGGTGTAGTCATAGCTTTTAGGTCACGCTGTGCTACATTAGCAGCAGTGGTAGGGTTACTGATACCTACATGCTGCACATTAGCAGCTACTGTAGCACCTTGTATTCTTTGATTAGCTACATCAAAAGCTATGGCAGTATCTTGAATAAAATCATTTAACCTGTTTACAAAAGGTATAGTCAAATAGTTAGTAGTTTCAGCCCATGCACCACGTGTATAAGAAGATATGCTAAGTATTTCTTTATCAGTATAGCTAGGTATATCTGCTACTACATAATCAGCACGGGCTGCCTTGATAACTATTTTACCAGTTTGCAGGTCTGAATAGATTACGCTATCAGTAAGCTGTAAGATATTATTGATAATATCTCTACATGGTTTGCTAGTATCCCATAAACCAGAAAAACCTAAGCCATCAGTATGAAATTTCTGTGCAGCAGATAAGAAGCTAGCAGTATCTACATACTGTGCTGGCATGCCTATAGCATATTCAGCACTTCTGAAAATATCATACAAAACTTCAGCAGGGTTAGCATCACCAGTATTAATATTAGAATAATTAGTGCCACTGTATGGCAGATTATTAGGTATTGATTTTGCTACAAATTGCCATGCAGCTATGTTTTCACTGTTACCTAGATAACCAGAACCTTTTGCCCGTGTTTGCCCTTTAAAGATTACGTAAAAAATACCCCTATGTGCTGTGTAATTACCATATTGTGTGACTAGGTAAGAATCTTTAGTGGCATTAGGTAAGCCCATGTGAACACCTAAATACCCATAGATACCACCATTACCACCACTGGCAGGGTCATTACCACCAAATAAGGTAGGCTTATCTATTAATATTTCACTGTCAGTGGTTACACTGCCAGACCATGCCACCATATCACCTATAATAATTTTTTGCAGTTCATCTACCCGGTAAGCCAGTGCCATTTCTACACCACAGAAATACTTGTAGCCTGTGGTCTGTTTTTTAGCCATACCAAAAGAAAGGATTTTTTGCAGGGTGCTGACCTTCTGTATAATAGCTTCACTGCTAAAGTCAGTAAGACTAACTACATTAGGTGCTTTCATTAAAGCAGTGCCATACAGTTTTGGCACACTTCTAGTAGATTCTGCTGTAGGTGCATCAAGGTCAGCTAAGGTAGCTGGCTTAGGCTGGCTTGTCTTAGGTCTAAATAACTGACCTAAGATAGTAGAAGCAGCAAACATTAATAATGCAAACCAGAATGGCATAAATTTAACCTACATTTTTAACACCCGTTTGAAAAGGGTTTTTCTTTGGTATTCTATCAAAGCAGCCACATGCACCACCAGTATCTGTGTATGCACCAAACTTACCAGCACAGGTAGAAAACAAATGGTCACAGCCAGCATAAGCCCGTAAAATTTCACCAGCTACTACATCAGTAGGGAAAGGTGAAAGCAGGGTAAGCACACCTGCTACATTTGCTGTAATTAATCGTATGTCAGTAACACCAGAATCTAGCACCCTTTCTACAAAGCCAGACTTAAACCACTGGTCTGGCTGTGCAGCCCATTCTGGTGCAGTTAAAGTAAAGCCAGAAGGTGGTGAAGATAAAGTGCCATCTATCCGAAAAGCAGAAGCTGGCACGGGGCAAAAGCCATCATAAAGAATATGCCCACACAAAGCACTAAAGGTTCTTCTAAGCCCTAAGCGGTCAAAAAGCACCGTGATAGGTGAACAGTTCAAATAGCTATTCTTATCATCAAACTTACAGCTTTGCACAAAGCCCTGCCAGTAAACATAAACATCAGCAGGGTCACCCCTGTGAAATTTGAAAACTACTAAAAAAATCTGCTGTGCTGGCACAAAAGCTACATATTGACGTGGTAAAATCCATTCTTTACTGGCTTTGATGGTAATACGCTGTGCATTAATTTCTTGACTTTGACCAGTGCCAGAAGGTTCTAAGCCTTCAAGCGGTATATAATCTTCATCTAAATAAGTATGTATCTGGTCATCAGACGTATAAGTATAAGCCACCGTGCCAGCAGTGAATTTAAATAAAAATATGGGCTTGCCAGCCCGGTTAGATTTTTCAAAAATGTCAAAACTCATAATTAAATAGTATCATCATACACATCAGTTATCAGTAAATCAGATGCAGCCACATTACCACTATGCCACTGTATTTCTACTGCATCTGCCTTAAGTGCAGAAGGTATTAAAAAGCATACCCGGTCTATCTGGCTTATTAAAATATCAGCACCTAGTGCAGTATCTATACCTATAGTTTCAGTGCCATCTTCATTAATGCCAGCACCCGTGATACGTCTAAAATATCTAGTGCCATTCTTTAGCTGTATCATAATATCACGTCTATTATAAGCAGGTGCATCATCTATATAATAAAGGCTGGCATAGCCTATAGCGTTAATTAAGATATTAGTAGTAGCACTGGCAATATCTTGCACCACCTGCATATCTTTTGACCATGTAGGCTGCCAGAATGGTGCTAGCCTGCCTTTTCTATTATCAAGCCAGCCATAGTATTTTGCTATCTGTGAATGACCATTAAAGATTAAGCCAAAAGTATTAGAAGCATCTGGTGCAGGCTGGTCAGCTTCTATGTTGAATATACCTACATTTGCATCATTTCTGATTACCTGCTGTTCTAAGGTAAAACTTTGCGTGTTATCGTAATTACTTTTAGTAAGCAGCACAGGTAATGACCTATAAGTAGTTTCTGCTGCATACACTAAACGGTTTATGCTAAGGTATTGTGGCAGTAATTCAAAACTGACTGGCACGGTATCTATATCTACTGTATGTTTTTGCCCTTGTAAATTTGGATTTACATAAGCTAATCTAGCTGGCATAACTACAGTTTTACCAGCTTGCCATTCTTTTACTAGGTTTACCTTTAAAGTTAGATAAGTGCTAAACACTTCATCTATTTCTACCAGTTCATAATTTTCTTCATTCTGCCACAGCATTACATAGTTATCAGCATCATAGTCAAAGTAGGTAGTATTTACCTGCACTTCATTTTGACCAGAAGCAGCAGTAACTGCTAACCGGGTAGCATCTGACCAGATAGGTATAGCAAAAATTCTGGTTTGCCAGCCAGCTATAAGGGCTGCAAATAATGCCCTAAGTCTGGCTGCATTACTATTTGTGCTGGCAAGTAAGAACTGATAACTTAAAGACCTTCTAGGTGCATTACGTAGCATTACTAGCTGTTCAATACCATCAAGACTTTTACCACTGCTGGTATTATACCATGCCAGCCTTTCATTTATTCTTTCAGACCAGTTATGCTGAAATGGCATAACTAATACCCGTTTACCACTGACATATAAAAAATATTCTATGATTACATCATCAAAGGTTAAGGTAAAAAAACCATCAAACTGTGGGCTGCCTACAGTATTAATAACAAGATTCTTATAAGTGCTTTCTAGTGCTGCTATGACCAGTGGTGTAGTTACATCAAAAGTAACACCAAGTAAGTCAGTAGCTACTACATCTTCTAAGGTCACTGGTATAAAGTAACCGTTCCAAATTTCTATAGGTCTGACTTGCTGGCTAACTAAATTACCTACATCAATACGGTTAGGTATGATATGCACCCGGTTATACCATAAATCGGCAAAGTCACCCATTAACAGACCATCAAAAGTATCCACAGATGGTGTAGGGAAAATGTCAGTTTTAACGCCACCAGTTTCAAGATATTCACCTAGAAAGCATTTATCTGTAGGGTATTCAGCCACATCTATAGTGTCTAAGGCACTATCAGTAAGTAACCCTAGTATGTTATTATCTAGCAGAATACCATTATATGATGCCATTAGTTTTCTTTAATTGCTACACCCCACCAGAAGGTAGGTGAATTAGCTACATTAGTCTTGGTCTTAAAAGGAAATACTCTAAAAGTATCACCACTGCCATCATCCATCTGCTGTGCTGGTGTAAGATTACGAATATTACAAAAATAAATATCTGGCAGCTTACCTACTACAGAAAAGTTTGTGTTATTATCTCTATTACCAGTGCCATCACGTGTTATACATATTTCAACTGGTGATAGAACAGGCTGCTGATTAAATAAGTTAGACATATTAGCTACACTATTACAAAGCATGCTAATAGTTTCAAAGAATTTAGGCATAATAGGCACTACAGTTTCATTAGAAGCTGGTAACCAGCCAGTATTACCATCAATACTACTGCCATACATATAAGCATTAGGATTTAAGCCCATATTTGTAGTTTGTGTAGTATTACTGTAGCCTGCTATAGCACTTAATGATGCTGGTACATTACCACTATAAGCACTATTAGCTGCTGCATAAAAAGCACCACCAGACCATGTGCATGTTTTAGTAACCCTGCCAAACATTAACCACTGATACTGACCTGTGGCATATTCAATAAAAACATAAATCATGTCACCACGTGCAAAGAAATAATAGGCAGGCATAGCACCACTAATGCCTATCATGCCTACCATTCTTGGCAGGTCGCCACTACCACCACCAGCTATATAAGGTTTACCGGGCTGCATAAGCCAGCTATTAGCACCGTTATAGCTTGTGCTACCTACCACTAACAGTGAATTGCTGCCTGCTACTATATTAGACGTGCCATTATTAATATTTTCGGCTACTGATGCCCTAAAATTCATAAATACATCAGAATCTAATTGTAAATGCACACGCCTACCACTGCCTTCTACAGCGTTAAAATTACTTGTCCATCCGTTTGTTACACAGAAAGATGCTAACGCATCTAGTAAATTTGGCACTGTGGTTATAGCACCTGTTTCAAATATAGCCATAATATTTTTATTCGTCTTTTATCGCAAAGAAGTTATATAAATCAGTTCTAAAAGTATCTTGAAAAACTATGTAAGTGTCAGCACCTATATCTATGGTATCTTCTGTGCTTAGATTATAACCAGCTACAAAAAAAGCACCATCAAGAATACCTAGTGCATCTGGTGTATCACCACGTAATAAACGCAAAGGCTTAACTGCATAATTACCATCAAAATCTGGTCTAAGGTTACGCCACCCTGCATTAACACCTTGTGCATTATTAATAAATTTATCACAGTAAGGTGATACACCACGAATAGCAGCTACAGAACCACCCGGTATAGCGTATAGCTGATTTACGCTATAAATTTCTATCCATATACCTGTAGATGTACGAACAAGTAAATTACCATTAGTAGATGGTATAAAAGGCACTGCCATACTGTTAGTAGTATCAGAATATCTATTCACAGCACCTGCTACACTTGTGCAAATAGTGCTGCCACCTATCACTAAAGGATATGCCCACTGACCTGCTGTACCATAAGGTAGCATTAACCCTATATACAGTGCCATGTAAACACCAGATATTTTTGCCACCATAATGATACGTCTAGGGTTTACAAAAAACCAGTATGGTGTTTCATCGTTCCATAATGAAATACCGGGTGGGTTACC